CTAGTCGATCCCCAAGACACGATATCCGCTCGGCGTCAGCTCGAGCCGGCTCGGCCGGCCCTCGTCATCCCGCTGGATCACGAGATGCCCTGCCTCCTCCAGGGCCGCGATATCGGCCAGGTCCCGAGACTCATGAGAATCCTCACCGGCGTGACCGAACGGAGCCGCCAGTACGCCACCGTGCTGCAATACCCGCGCCAACAGCTCACGCCGGGACTCGTCGAGATCATGACTCCCCATTCACGCCTCCCTCAGTAGCCGTTTCACACATCCACCTCATCGAGTATGGACGACATCGTCGCCGAGTCCTTTCACGCTGGCCTACAGCACTCGCACCCCGCGCCATGACTGGTAGAATACGCGCTTCTCGAACGACCCCGTGATGCCGATGACCGATCTTGACCGCACCTTCTCCGTGGCCCCCATGATGGATTGGAACAAAGGCTGACAACCACGGGCGCAAGCGCCTCCAAGTACCAAAATTGAACCAGTAATTTATAGCGTCACCCGCCCATCCCTCGCCGATCAAGCAACTGCAACACCTCTTTGCTACTGATGTAGATGGTATCTGCCCAGCCCCATCTGTAGGTTGGGAACTCAGTCACAAGGAGGCGATGATCATGAGCATTCTGTATCGCGTTCTACCTTCTGCCACCTGGAAGGAAGCGAAGGAAACCGGCGTCGTACCTCGCTGCGGCAATGACCACAAAGCCGATGGCGTAAACCTCAACCTCCCCGAAGCAGTGGAGTACACGGCTCACAAGTATTTCACCTCCGACGAAGATCCCGTTCTCCTCAAGGTGGATACCGCCGACTTCGAAGATCGGATTGAATGGCGCCCTCCCCTCGATCATGAGCCGTGGCAGCGCCCCTTGGCACGGATCGACGGCATTCCCCTCGAGAGCGTCGTCTCGGTGAAGCCGGTAGAGCCCACGATCCTGAGCAAGTGACACCACCGCATAGAACCGGCTGCTGATCGCAGCCGGTTTCGTGTTGCCCCGTTCCAAAGAGCTCCCCTGCATAGCCCACGCCGAAAACCGCATAGATCCGCATAAGCCGGAGCCCCTCTCATACCCCTCGGAACCCGCTCAACGGCGCGCCCTGGCGCCCTGGTGCATGAGTGCATAAAAACCGACACGTTTAGCGCGCAGGCGGGGCGGGGTGTCGACGGCGCGCGGCGGTGCGCCGCTGGGGTGGAGGGGCGGCTGGGTGGCCGCCTGCGGCGCGATCGACGATCGAGCCGATGCGCGCATCGCCTGAGAGCCAGCGGCCGGCAGAAGGCCGCACAGCAAATAGACGCACTACGAGGCACAAATGCGTCTCAACCAAGATAGCGCGGGCGGTTCCACTGGCGGGGCGTTCGCGTTTTAGGGGGTGGCGGTTTCAGTGGCGGCCGCCGAGCGGCTGGGCTTCGTGGTCCGTGTGACCTGGACGCCCAGCTTTCCGCCCCAGCCACAGAACGGGTTGGGGCACTGGGCGAGCACCGGCATCGGGCCATCGAGCGGGGCCGGATCGAGCTTGTCCGGCTGGGTCTTCAGTCCTTCATCGCAGTGCGGGCATCTGACGCGCATCGCGCTTCCTCCTGGTTGAGATCGGCACCAGCCAGCCTACCGCCAATGCCCGCCCCGGGCACGAGCCCAAACGAAAGCGCCGCCCAGTGGGCGGCGCTTTGTTATGTGCTCGGCAGAGCCCCTAAGACTTGTCGTCGGTGTCATCGCCATCCTCGTCTGTCCCGATCTCCGCAAAGTTCGGGTCCAGATGGGGAAAGCCTGGCTGGGCGGTGCCGTCCTTGATTTGCTCGGTCAGCGAATGCCGGAACGCATCAAGGAGCTTGAGCATCGTCTCAGGCGGCAAGCCAGCGTATGAGGTTTCTGCCTCGGCCGCCTTGTCGGAGAGTTCAAAGCTGCCCTGAAGACGCGCGACGATCTCCGCATTCATTGTGCGGTGATTCCGTTTGGCCGCGTCCTTGAGCTTGTCACGAAGCTCGGGCGGCATGCGCAGTTTGTACTGCGGATCTGTCTGGTGTGTCTTCATGGCGGGAAATGATGGACCAAGTAGGTGTTGACGACAACAAACCTAGTAGGTACCTTTAAAAGCACCTACTAGGTACCTTTGAGGTTTATCAAATGAGCCACCTCCATCCTCAGATGAAGATACGCCTCGAGCCCGAGGTGAAATCTTGGCTAAAAGACAAGGCAGTAGCCGACGAGCGCAGCCAGACCTGGCTAATCAACCGCCTCGTCAAGGAGGCCATGAGGCGTGAGCAGCGAAGCGCACGCTAGAAACGACGAAGCCCCGAGTGTTGCAGCACCCAGGGCTTCAGAGTCCGAACACTATTGCGAAGGAACAGACCACATGGATATTAGCAATGCACAGCGGGATTGCAATTCCGCTGCCCGCCCCTACCAACTCACCAAGCAGCAAACGGCCGTGATCGCCATTGGCCGGCTGCTGGTGCCCTACCGCGTCAACTGTCGCCCCGAGCAGCGCGCCGAGTTGATGGGCATGGCCAGAATGGCCCTTGCCCTCGGCGCCATCGATGCCGCGACGCATGCCCACCTGCTGGAACTCCTTTCCCCCGATTACACCCCGACCACGACCTCGCCGACCCAAGACATGGCCCCGCGCCAGGAGGTGCACTGATGACACCCACCTACTTCGGCCTGCTCGCCGAGTTCGATGGCCGCTCAGAGATCCCGCTCGAGGAGGTGGCGCCGCGCTATTTCGGCGTCAACGCCCGCACGGCCAGCGCCCGTGCCGCCGCCCAGGCGCTGCCGGTGCCCACCTATCGCGCCATGGACTCGCAGAAGTCCCCGTGGCTGGTCAGCGCCGGCGATCTCGCCGAGTACCTGGACCAACGCAAAGCCGAGGCTCGCCAGTGGTGGGCCGCCGTCAATGAATGAGGTCGCCGACATGAGCCATGAATCTCTGCGTCCCTACGCCCTGGGCGACTGGTGGGCGTTCGACGAGTCCACGATGACCCGCCTGCAACAGGCTCGGCGCTCGCTGGCCCTGGTGCATGACCTGGTGGAAGACCGGCCGCGCACCGCGGTCCCCACAGTCGAAGTCAACCAGGAATATCTCGGCGCCCTGCTGGCTCTGGTGGTCGAGAACCTTGAAACCGTGGAGATCGACGCGATCGGCATGCGTCGTTACGTCGCCGAACATGCCGAGGCCGTGCGCTGGGAGATGAACGAGCCAGCCCCGTCGCCGCACCGGAAGTCCCCCGACCATGCAAGCCATCATCGGGAGGAGGCCATATGCCACAGCTAAGCCCGATGACCTATCAGCTCGGCGAGGAGCCGGCGCTGGTTATCGACGAAGCGTGCAGCGCGGATGCCCTGTACGACAACGCCGAGGCACGCCTTGAGGCGGCACGCGGCATGCTGGAGACGATCGCCAGTCTCCAGGTCGCCACGTCCTTGCAGCACCACGATCTGGCCAACGTCGCCCAAGCCGCCCAGATCCTGGCCGCTGATGCGGCGGATCTCTTCCGCGCCTCCCATCACCGGAGGGACGCCTCATGACTCTAGCCAATCAAGCGCTCTACCAGGCCTTGCTAAAGGTCGGCGCCGAGGCGGCACTCGTGGAGCACAACCAGGAGGCGCTCAGTCGCGCCCGGCGAAAGCTCGACCGAGCCAAGGATGCCGTTCGCCAGGTAGTCAGCGAGCTGCCCCGAGAGCAGCTCGAGACACTGCTGGCGATGCCCATCGAGGACGGCACCTTCTCCTTCTGGATCGCCCGGGAAGACGGTGAGATCGCCATTGACGTCAGGCGTTTCCAGGCGAGCCATCGCCCGCTGCATGCACTGAAACCACGCCAGGGGGAAGACGGATGAGCCACACGACAAGCATCGACTTCAAGGCCATGGTACGGCGCGTCAGGGCCCACGCCATTTCGCTGGACAACATGCTCATGGAGGCGAAGAAGCGCAGCAGCAGCGAGGTCGACCTCGATGACCTCGAGGAAGCGGCCACCGACCTGCACCGCGCCGTTGGCGAGATGGAGGCATGGCGCCGGCATCACGCCGAGACGCTGCGTCACGACGCGCTGGCCAGCGCTGTGCATGGTTATGCCCTGGGCTGTCTGCATCAGTCCGTACTCGAGCACGACGAGCCGATCGGCGCGCGCTGCAAGGATATGATTCACCGAGCGGCCCTCGTGCCGGCCGATATTCCCGCCGACCTGAGTGCTCTGGCCCAGCAGTTGGACCCGCAAGAGGCCGGACAGCAACCCATCGACGTTACGCCGCCCAGCGGCTCGCCATAGGCGCCGCCGGGCAGTGACGGACCGGCTTGCTGCCGGCCTGATACCTCACACGAGAACAGACGATGACCGACCGGATTTCCGGCGCGGCGCCTTATGCCGCCTGCCGCAAGGCCGCGCCGTGCCGTGCCGTGCCGTGCCTGAAATATCCCAGCACGGAGGCGGCGAATCAGGTGGCTCATTGTAAAACGCGCTTTTACAACGACGACCGCTCGCCAGCGGGTGCAGCGATAGCGAACCTATCGCCAGGGCGAGCAACGGCAGGAAAGTTTGTGCTGAGACGCCCGCACAAACCGGCCTGATCGCGTTGTAGGCCTCTTAGCGCGGAACCTGTCGCCAAGGCGCGAAAGGCGTCCTCGAGTGCGCGAGGCGACATGGCCCGGCCACTCATCCGGCCAAGGCGACGCGGAAGCATTGGGCGGTTATAGCGGAATCGGCGAGCGAACAGAGGTGTTGAGGCAATGAGCGAAAACGAACGAGACGAAGAGCAGGCGCCGGTGCGTCTGATGCGCTGGCCAGAGGTCGAGGAGATCACCGGCCTGTCGCGCAGGACGCTGACCAACTTGTCAGCCACCGGGCGGTTTCCCGAGCCGGTTCAGGTGTCGTCGCACATCACGGCCTTCCTGAGCACGGAGATCACGGCATGGTTCCAGGAGCTGAAGGAGCGCCGTGTCCATTACCGCCCCGTCGGCGTTTGGGGGAGCCAGGAAGGCGCCACCCAGCAAAGCGCCGCCCCAGCCTGACAAGGAGCAGATATGCGAACCATCCATGTGAACGTGGCCGGCTTCGACCACGAGTGCAGCGAAGACGAGGCCGTCGAGATGTTCCTGTCGCTAAAGCAGGGGCTGGAAGACGCCGGTGTGAAGACCGAGAAGCTGTCGACGGTCCCGCGCCCGAAGGGCAACCAGGCCTTCCACCGTAACCCTCTGGGCGATGCCGTTCCATCGGCCCACCTGACCGACTGCTGAGGAGGCGGCATGGCCAAGCGAGTCATCACCCTGAGCGTTCTCAACGAGCGAATCACCTTCGCCGCTGCCGACTGGGCGGCGATCCAGAAGGCTGTGAATGAAGCCATTCAGGCCGATGGGAGGTGGCAGAGCGCCAGGGGTGAAGAAAGCGTGCCGGCGGCGATCGGCTTCATGGTCGCCGACAAGAGCCGACTGGGGCGAGAGAAGGTGTCGAAGAGATGACCGGAAACGAGAAGGGCCCCAAGGATCGCCACAATCCCGGGGCCCACAAAACATCAAACACCGACGCAGAGACTAGCACAGCCCAAGGGCTGCGCAACCCTTCACCGACGAAGCAGGAAGGCTGCCATGCCTGCCGCTACTTCGATCTCCTGGTCGAGATCGCCGCCCTGATCCAGGAGGACCGGGTAAGCGGCGAGGACATTCCCGCCCAGCGAGTGCTCGATGACATCGAGACGGCAGTGGTGCAGGGGCTCGACCGGCAAGGCGCCGGGGGTATGGCATGAGTACCCACCAGGCGGCCATTGATCGGCAGACGCTCGCCGACGCCCTCCTCCACTGCGGACCGTGGAAGTGCACCGATGACGACCAGGCGCTGATCGATCACGCCGAGGCGCAAGCCGATCATATCGATCGCATCCGCTGGAAGGCCGGCGATTCCGACGCCTACCTCGCGGCAGAGCGTCGCGTTCGGGCGCACGGCCTCAACATGCCCGATGAGAGCTTGGTGGGCCAGTTGGCTCGGCTGTGCTGCCCGATGTGGTGGCGCCGCCAGCTGCGCCGCCTCAACGTGCGTCGCATCGAGCAGGCTGAGCGAGTGCTTGGCCGCGTCCACGATCGCGCCGGCATCTACGTGAGCCAGCGCACCTACGTGATGCGACGCGCCCAGCGGGCCAGGAATGCCCGCATCATGGAGGCCGAGACCACCACCAACCAGCTCGGCTATGAATACACCCTGGCCGAGCTGGCCGAGGTTGGGCTGGCCAACCCCGAGAACCGCCGCGCGGAGCTGATGCTGCGCATCGCCGACACCGGGCGCGAGGCCGAGCGTTTGGGGCATGTGGGATTGTTCATCACGATCACATGCCCGAGCCGCTACCACGCCGTAAAACGGGGCGCCGCGCGCCACAACCGGAAATGGGTCGAGGGTGACACTCCGACGCCCCGCGAGGCGCAAGCCTACCTCAACCGGTTGTGGGACAACGCCCGCAACTTCCTAGGCCGTCGCGGCATCGGGTCCTATGGCCTGCGCGTCGTCGAGCCCCACCATGACGGCTGCCCGCACTGGCACGTGATGCTGTGGTGTGAGCCGCAGAACGTTGGAGTGGTCGCGGGCGTGCTGCGGCGCTATGCCGTGGCCGAGGATTGGGAGGAGATCGCCCCCAAGGTGGACGCCGAGGGCAAGCGGGCGGAACCCGAGTGGAAGTCGTTGCAGCGCGAGCGCCGCCGCTTCGACGTGAAGCTGATCGACAAACGCAAGGGCACCGCCGCCGGCTACATCGCCAAGTACGTCGCCAAGAACATCAACGGCCACCAACCGCGCCGGGATATGGTCGAGGGGGATCACCTCGATCACTACGGCTACGAGCTGACCGGCAGCGCCCCACGCATCGAGGCGTGGTCGAGCGCCTGGGGTATCCGTCAATTTCAGTTCGTCGGCCTGCCTTCCGTGGGCGTCTGGCGGGAAGCGCGGCGCGTGCGCACCGCCGAGGAGCTGGCCGAGTGGGAGGCGCAGAACGGCACCGGGCCGCTGCGCTTCGTCGGCCACCCTGGGCGTCTGCCGCGTTCGGCGCCTCTGGGGTTGGTCGATGATGACCCCTTTGCCGCCTGGGTGGAGTTTGCGTCCGAGCGCGACGCCGAGGGGTGGGCCAACGTCTTGCACTTCGTAGGGGGTGCCTGGGGCACCCGACGGCCCGCGCCGCGCCCACATATCACCGCCGACACCCTCCGCGACACCCTGGCCTGCGCCCGCCGGGCAGGGTTCATGCGTCGTCTGCATGCCGCCTGCGACGCCGGCCGCTGGGGCGAATACATGCGCCTGATGGGCGGGCCGATGTGCCGCCGCGACGAGCAGCCGGCGAAGCCCTGGAAGATCCAGCGCCTGTCCCTCGAGGGGGTGCAGATGGGGCGCTACGGCGACGCCGTCGAGGCGCCGCTGGGGATCGTGATCGATGGCGTCGAGTGCCTGACCCGTCACTATCTGTGGAGCAGCGACACGCCCGGAGACAAGCCGAGCCAGGCCGTCAAGGACGCCCGCGCCGCCCGCGTGGCCGGCGAGGCGGTGCCGCGCCATTGCGGCGCCTCGCCGCGTGCCCTGGGCACCGCCCGCGACGTGGACACCGGGGCCGAGATCCGCCGCGCTCTGCCGACCACCCTGGACGGGCTGGGTCGGTTTTCGCCCTTGCCGTTGACCTTGAATTTGCGTGCCGGCGGCGCGCCTCGGACTCGTGTCATCAACTCCGCGCAGCCTCTGGGCCGGGAGCTGTTCGAGGCGGTTCGCGAGGACCGCGCCCGCCAGAAACTTCGCCAATCAAGGCGCTTCCGTGGCAGGGATTACGGCCCCATGCCGAACATTCCCCCTTGCCGCGTCGTGGCCATCCGCCAGAAAACCGCCGGCGACCTGGCCGTATACCGCGGCGAGTGCGAGCGACGCACCGGGGATCGCTGGCACGAACGCCAGCGCCAAGCCGATAACCAGCGCCGCCGCGAGCAGCTCAGTCCGATCCTGGCCGGCTGGCTGCTGGACGGCGAGATGACGCTCGACGAACTCACCCCCGAAATGATTGAGGTCCTGACCTCATGACACCCCGGCAAGGTCTGACCCTGCCGACACCACCACGCACCAGGAGCACAACCGTATGACCACCACCACTGCCCTTGATCGGTTCACCCGCCTGACCGACGACTATCGCAAGATGCGCGACCAGCTGAGCGCCGCCAGCGAGGAGTTGGATCGCCTGAAGCAACAGCGTGCCGCCACGCTGCAAAGCAGCCGGGACGCCGGCCAGCGCTGGCGTCAGCTGTTCAAGGAAGCCGGCGGCAAGCCCGACAAGAAAGTACGCGAGCTGCAAGCCGAGGAGCACGCCCTGGCCGGCGAGGTCGAGCCGCTCGACGAGCTGATCGGCGAGCTGACCCAGCGCGTGGACGAGCTGCGCCACTGGGCAGGCCAAATGCGCGGCCAGCATGTCGCAAGCCTCTACCGGACGCGCCGGGAAATGGCGGCCGCCCGCTTGGCCACGGCAATGGATGCCGTTTTCGACAAGCCGGAGGGCCAGGAGCTTCTCGAAGCGCTGGCCCAGCGCGGCGACAGCCTCCAGCGGGAAGTGCTCGAGGACAGCAAGTTTCTGGCGAGTCTCGGATTCGATGGCCATGAGAGCAAAGCCCCCGGCTTCATGGGCCGGATCACTGGCGATGATCGCCGCAAGATTGCCGCCGAGGTCGAGAAACGCAAGCGGGGGCTGGTCGCGGATGTCGTGATGAAGCAACTGGAAGGGCTCGGCGATGAACATCCCCGTTTCGACGATGCCCTGGCCGCTCCCCTGCCGCCGCTGGCCTGCGAACAGTAACCCCACCTCTCTGACAAGGAATCATCATGCGCAACGATACACGCGAGAAATTCAATCGGCTGCTGGGACGCATCGCCACGCTCAACGGCGTGAGTGATGCCAGTCAGGCGTTCAGCGTCGCCCCCAGTGTTCAGCAGGCTCTCGAGGACAAGATTCAGGACAGCTCGGCCTTTCTGAGACAGGTCAATATCGTCGGCGTCGACGAGATGAAGGGGCAGCGACTGGGCCTTGGCGTTGCGGGACCGATCGCCAAGCGGACCAACATCGAAGCCAATGATCGCGAGCCCCGAGACGTCAGCACCATCGATGAGTTCGAGTTCTCTTGCGAAAGCACCGAGTTCGATACCTCGATCTCCTGGGACAAACTCGACACCTGGGCCAAGTTCCCGGATTTCGAGATCCGCGTCCGCGACATGATCGCCGGACAGCAGGCGCTCGACCGCCTGCAAGTCGGCTTCCACGGCGTGAGCGCCGCCGCGCAGACCGATCCCATTGCCAATCCCAACCTCGAGGACGTCAACAAGGGATGGCTGCAACACTATCGCGAGCATGCCCCCGCACGGGTGATGAGCGAGGGGGTGGAAGGTTCTGGCGAGATCCGCGTCGGCCCAGGCGGCGATTACGAGAATCTCGATGCCTTGATCTTCGACGCAGTGGGCGAGCTGATCGATCCATGGCACCGCGAAAACCCCGGGCTTCGGGTCGTCACTGGACGTCGCCTGATCGCCGATAAGTACTTCTACATCGCCGAAGAGCATGCCAATACACCCACCGAAGCGGTGGCCATGGACATGCAAATGAGCAGTGCCCGTTTCGGTGGTGAAGTAGCGGTCCGCGTGCCTGGCATGGCCGAGAACAGCCTGTTCATCACGCCGCCGGAAAACCTCTCGATCTACTGGCAGCGCGGCAGCCGCCGGCGCCTGCTGGACGACAACCACAAGCGGAAGCGGGTCGAGGACTACGAGAGTTCGAACGAGGCTTATGTCGTCGAGGAGTTCGGCGCCGGCTGTCTAATCGAAAACTTGGTATTCGGAGACTGGAAATGACTCAGCGTAAGAGAATATAAGGCATAACATTTAGCATCAAAACTGTGGCTTCCAGCCAAAGCCAGCAATCTGGCTGGAAACCACAAACCCAAAAACTCAACCATTGAGGTCAAGCTACAGCCCAACAATCACCGCAAATAAAAACTACAACTTTATTATCAAGTCCCCAATACCTGCACCTTGAAGTGGCTTCAAATGCTTGCTCCCCGGCTTTATTGACTCAGTAACAGTATCTTGAGGACCTAACACTGCCAACCCGCCACGCGAGCTTACTTTTTTGATCTCTTTAGTTTCTTCTGAAACTTCATACTCACATGACTTAAGAGTGGAGATCTTTTGTTGTACATGATCCACAACAACACGGCCGCGAACAATCTCCAGCTTCTCCAACTCCTCTCCAGTATCAGGATCTCTAATGACATCACCAATACCAACAACCAAAAACTTTTGCCCTACCTCCACCCCATTATCATAACCTTTATTGACAACCACCCTGTAACCATCCGGTTTTGAAACAACTTTGCCAAAATAGCGATCAGTCATTCTGAGCCTCCATATTCATCAAACCTTGCAGCGCCGTCACTGGAACAACTGGACGCACTTCTATCCTTTTAAGATCTTCGTTGGATGATGGTATTTCCTCAAGAACATCGAAGTCATACCTTATCTTTATCTGTATCACCTTATCCTGAACCAGATGAACCACACCTAAATAAGCCAAACGATCAATGCCGTCTTTGTTGACATAACAACCCACCACAATATTGTTCACAAAATTATCATTCTTCCTAATCACGAAAACATTTTCGTCAGAAACATATCTGACAGGCGTCTCATACGTAGGAAGAGGATCAACCTCTTGATGCAGATCATAGATAAGCGTCAAAAAAATCAAAATAAGAGACAGAAAAACAAGAACAATCAGCAGCAACCATTTAATAGAAACAGCGGAGTCAACGTCAACAAACAATGTCACGAAACCCGCCATAAACCCCATAACACCTATAGCAACAGATGCTCCAGAAAAGCTAAATATCGAGCTCAATATTCTACTTGTCATAGCGGGCCCCATAACATTTCCCTCCTCCCCTAACTAAGCCGGCACAGCCCTCGCCAGTTATATACAGGACTTTCATGCATAGAGGCATCATACATCAAAAAAGCCTAACACAGATGGCGATGCTGAAAGGCATGGCTTACCATTCCCCATCCCGCTCCTCCACCCCATGTTCACTCCCTCAAGCTATGGTGTCGGCGGCTGCTTCCCCACCAAAGTCCTACCGATGCCCGTCTATCGAGCCAGTACTTCTCAAGGTCCTTTGGACTGACCAGTGACGCTGGCAGAGCCATCCAGCTTAGATCGAAAACACCATATGGCGCAACTTATTGATAAATATAAAGAAATTCAAAATATCACGAAATATTTACAAACCCTAACAAAAGGTTTAGCCTTAGAGGTGGCTGAGCGTTTCGTCTCAGGTGCTCTTTAAAACGCTATTGCATGATGGATCGATGCGGTTAGGTCAGGGTTATACCTTGATCGACTCGAGCTTTTGCAAGAGTCTCCATCCCCGCACACGGCCTCCAGCATCCCTGGTACAGCGCATCACGTATTCGGCGATACGCCCTGTGTATCCGCCAACCTCTGATGAGCATTACCCAATAGATCTGGAGATTGCGGCGGAACGTTTCTCTTCGAGAAACGGGCGAAGTGAGCTGCTTGTAGTGATTGTGACTTCCCTTTAACGATCCATTGGCCTGACGGCGGAGTCAATGTCGGCTCGTCTCGGGGAAGTTAGTGCAATGAAAGACCAGCGTTTTAAGCCTTCACCTACCAAGCATAATGGTGGATGCAAGGAAAAGCATAAAGTCACAGTCACTCGTAAGTTGGACGACGAAAGATGGGAGAAAGCTGGTAAGGCATATGACAAGTGGGGCTTCAGGCTCTTGTTAGCCTTCAAGCTTTATAGCTATGCCGAGCCATATACCCTTGACTTCCTTGCACTCTTACAGCAGCTCATGTAGCCATAAAGAGAGTGAAGACATGGATAAAATTCAGTACCCTCACAGCCCCATCAACAGCCTGAAAGCTCTTCACAGAGCTCTCAGGGTTGATGAGTCTGTGATGAGCAATGCGCTACAAAATATCAACTATAAGGAAGTTCCGTTAAAGAAAAAGGACGGAACAACCCGTATCACTTATGATGCGGCCCCAGCTCTCAAAGCTGTCCAAAAAAAAATCACATCTCAAATATTTCACAAAATCACATTCCCTTACTATATCCACGGCTGCATCAGGGATGCGAACAACCCTAGAAGCATCTATACAAACGCCTCTCCTCATGCAGGAAAGAAGAATATAATCTTGTGTGACATCAAAGATTTCTTTCCCTCAATAAAAGAAAAAACAGTATTCTTTATCTTCAGGGAATGCTTGAGCTTCTCACCAGAAGTTTCACAAAAACTAACCGAGCTGTGCACATACAACGGCACACTTCCTCAAGGAGCCAGCACCAGCAGCTACATTGCAAATCTGGCTTTCTGGGATATTGAGCCATTATTAGTTGAAAAGTTAAGCAGCTTTGGCTTCACATACACCAGGTTTGCCGACGACATCACAATGTCGACCGACAAACCCATTTCGACTACGCTAAAAACCCAAGCACTACATGAAGTCAGGAGGGCAATAAGAAAGAGAAATTGCTCCTTGAAAAAAAGAAAAACCATGGTCCTAAAACGAGGACAGGTGATCAAAGGCATAGATGAGAAAAAACAGAAGCCTACCGATAGCCCGATCACAGTAACAAGCCTTTCGATTCACCACAAGAATTTAGCAATCAGTAAGCAAGAGCGACGTAAAGTACGCGCCTGCGTTTACAACTTAGAAAAAACAAACATGGAAGAGATCTCTTATCAGGAATGGTGCCGAAGATACTCAAGTGCCATGGGAAAAGTTTCAAGAATAATCACTTGTGGCCATAAAGAAGGTGAGCCGCTCAAGCAGCGGCTCAAGAAACTGAAAGATGTGCACAAAAGGCATCATCTTCGAAGCTCCAAAGTCTCAGGCCGCAAATGAGTATATCGCTTCAGCACATCCCAGCTCTCATGCAGCGTGAACTGCTGCACCTCCACGATCTCATATCCCGCCTCGAAGAGGCGGGATGTCGCTTCATGGCGCAGGTCGTGAAAGCGTAGATCCTCGATCCCGCAGGCGGCCGTCGCCGCCCGCCAACGGGTTCCGATCGACTTGCCGTTGTAGGGGAAGATCCTCTCCTCGCCCTGGGCCTGCGGCTGCCGCTGGATGATGGCCATGGCCTCGTGGCTCAGCTTGAACCGCTTGTGGTTGCCCCACTTCTGCCGCGGATGCTTGGCATCGCGCACCCAGCAGGTCATCGCCTGCTCGTCGAGATCCGCCCAGGTGAGCCGGGTGATCTCTTCCTGGCGCCTCGAGGAGGCGATGGCGAAGTCCATGATGTCTTCCATGGGGATGATCGCGCTCGGCCGGATCCGCTGCGAGCGGCGGAAGTAGGCCCGAATCTGCTCGACCTCTTTCTCCGTCGGCCGCCGATCTCGAGCGCCGGGCCGCGATACCAGCCCCTTGCTGCGCATCAGCAGCTTGGCCGACTCGAACTCGTTGAGCTCCACCGGCATCTTCCAGGCCGCCACGGCCGTCTTGAGGATGATCCCCAGCCAGGTGATGTCCTGGTTGATCGTCGAGGGCTTGATGCCGCTGTCACGGCGCAAGACGGCGTGGCCAATGATCTGCTCGCTGGTCAGCTCGGTGACCTGCACCCGCGCGATCGGGAAGCGCTGCAGCTGCTGGATGGTGGCACGCTTCGAGCGGCCAGCCTCCTGGGCAAACTCGTGGAGGTAGCGCTCGATGGCGTCATCCAGGGTCACGCCCTTCCACTTCGCCGAGAGCACGCCGCCGGGGCTGTGCAGCTCGAGTTCGCGGCGCTTTGCCCACTCCTCGGCCATCGCTTTCCTGGGGAACGTCCTGGATTCCGAGTGGTCTGGTTGCCCACGGCGGGCGATGCGGATCTGGGCCAGGTATGAGAAACTGCCGTCCTTTCGCCGACGCTTCCTGATCGTCGCCACGCGAACCTCCCTGATGTACCAAATTGCCAACGCCCCGTGTGCCAAATCTGTACCAACACATGGCGCAAAACAGGGCAAAACCACTGTAAATATGAACAGTCATGAATGATATGGCAAATGCCACAACCGGCATGAATACTGGCACCACGCGGCCTGCGCTGGATAGGACGTTCTCAGTAGCGCCTATGATGGATGGGACGATATAGCCCACAACCACGGGCTTTGCAGGGCGGTTGGTACACTATCGGTACACCATCAAGATTCCATGAAAGCCGGCGACCCTCACGGGCGCCGGCTTTTTCGTGGCCCCTCGGTAAGGGAACTGCGGTGCATAACCAACGCCGAAAACCGCATAGATCCGCATAAGCCGGCGCCTCCCTGTCACCCCTCCGAACCCGCTCAACGACGCGGTCTAACGCCCTGGTGCATGAGTGCATAAAAACCGGCACGTTTAGCGCGCAGGCGGGGCGGGGTGTCGACGGCGCGCGGCGGTGCGCCGCTGGGGTGGAGGGGCGGCTGGCTGGCCGCGTGAGGCGCGTTCGCTGGTCGAGCCGAGCCGCTCATCGCATGATGGCCAGCGGCCGGCACGCGGGCGCACAAGGCGACAGACGCACTACGAGGCACAAATGCGTCTCAACCGATATTGCTCGCGCGGGCGCGCTAAGCTGCCCGGATGGGCAAAGGTATGTGGTTCACAGAATGGTACGATTCATCATCGACTAGGAGACCGAGAATGCCAGAAGCCAATACTGAGATCTCACTGCCTAAGCCGGTGGCCAGAGCCATTCTGGAGTTGTACGAAGTGGCCTATAGCGAGGGGCAAGTGCCGGATGACGCCATGCAAGTAATCTCTTGGATCAATGAGCATTACCCCGAGCTATTCAATGAACGAGACTTCAGCCACCTGCCCAGGGAGTAACCAAAAAGGCCGCCCGGGTGGGCGGCCTGCTGGTGGTGATCGGTAGCGGCTGGCGAGTCGGCGGCTATCGCCTCGTCGGGTCGAGGCCGGTCCCCTCGCCGTCGCTGAGCGAGTAGGGATCGAACTGCACGATCTCCTCGCCGGCCCACTCGTTGATCTCGCGCATGGTGGCCTGGAGGGGCTCGAGTTCGTTCGCCACGAACACCCGGGCGGCCTTCTCGACGTCGCCGAAGCCGCCGGTGTTCTGGGGGATGATGCCCATCATCTGGGGCGGGATGCGGTGGCCGGCGAGCTGGTCATCCCGGGTGATGTTCTTGATGTTCCAGAAGTCGTCCTTCGCCGCCACCTCGCTCACCGGGATGATCTGCACCCCGTCCTTCTTGCCGTTGGGCGAGTACATGAACAGGTTCTTGAAGTTGCCCACGCCCTTCGACTCCCGGAGCGCCTGGCGCATGGCGTCGATGTCCTTCTGGTCCTGCGCCGGATCGCTGACGTACATGATGAACCCGGCGTGGCTGCCGTTGAGGTAGTAGCGCCGGCGAAACAGCGTGGCGTTCTCGTTCAACCACGCCGACTGCAGGCTACCGATGTAGTCCGGCACGCCGTAGATGCCCTGGTCGATGTCCGGCTCGAGCAGGTGCACCACCCTGCCCCGCGGCAGCTCGGTGCGCTCCAGGTAGTTGGGCGCCCACCAGTAGCGATCCCCCAGACCACGACGCATGTACTTGGCGGCCAGATGGCGGAACGGCAGCCGCTTACCCAGCCGCCCGCGCACCTCCTCGAGGTAGCCGTTGCCGAACACCAGGTAGTCCAGGGCCAGCGCCGAGAACGCCCGGCGGCCCAGCAGCGGGTGCGGCTTGAAGGTGCGTAGCAGGATGTTGCGCTTCACCTGGAGCGCCGAGCCGTGGTGGGCCGTGGCCCGGTAGCTCTTGGCCAGGATCTCCAGCGGCACCGGCGGCTCGAACCACTCATCCCCCGAGAGGTAGATTCCCTCGTAGAAGGCGTCGCGCATGCTGGTGACCGGCTCCGGGTCGCCGAAGCTGAACGCCTGGGCCTGGGGTGGCGTTGACGCGACCGGCGATTCGGTTGACGGGCTGCCGCCATCGCTTGTCGAGTAGGCCGGAACGCGGACGCGGGGTTTCTCGGTGGCGGTCATTCGTACATCTCCATGAGGGACTGGCCGGCCCCCTCGGCGGGGCCGTCGATCGGTTCGTGACTGAGGGCGTGCATGGCGGCCCAGGCCAGGTCGGCGTGACCGGTGGCCTGGCTGCGCCCGCTGGTGTAGGTGTACTGGCGTCCGGAGGCGGTGAGCTCGCGCTTGATGGCCATGAACGACTGCGCCATGTCGCTCCAGCCGGCATCGAACTCGAGGCGGCTCTTGCGCATGATCTGCTGGGCCTGCATGACCAGCCGGCCCTTCACCGCCGGGTCATAGCGGAAGCGGGTCAGCGTCGGGAACCACTTCTCGACGTGCTCGGCCACCGCCTCGCCCAGGCCGCTGACGTCGATGCCGATGTGCTCGATGCGGTACTTGTCCTGGAACGAGCGGATGAACGCCGCCTGGGCCGCGTAGTCCTCGCCCTTGAGGCGGTGGCGTTCCAGGATGCGGTGCTTCTCGTCAGCGGTGCGCGCCGGCAGCACCACCACCAGCCCCGCGCCGTCGCCGTCTTCGCCGGTGCCGGTCGGGTCGTAGCCGATCCACACCCCGCGGTCGCCCACCGGGCGCGGCGCGTAGGGCCGGTAGTCGTCCCAGATCTCCCAGGCGTCGATCATGCACGGGTGCACCAGGCTGAGCGGGAACGCCGACTGGCTGTCGTCGACGAACTGGCACATCAGCAGGTTGGCGTACTCGTCGGGGCTGTACTCCAGCTTGAGCTGCTCGAGGTCGAACAGATCGCAGCCGCCGGCGATCGCATCCTCGACGGTGACGATCTGCCGCCAGTGGCCATCCGGGCACAGCGCGCCGCCGGCCAGCGCCGCGTGGCTGACGTCGAACTCCTGCCGCTCGGCCTTCTTGCGCCGCTTGTTGAACAGCTCGCCGGACCAGAACGGATAGGCCTCGTGGCCCAGGCTCGACGGCGTCGAGAAGTAGGTCTGGCGCCACTTCTTGTGCATCGCCATGCCCGACGTGACCTTGCGGAACTCCTGGAAGCGGTGGATCCAGAAGTACTCGTCCAGGTAGGTATCGCCGTGATAGCCCTGGGCCGTCTTGGCGTTGGTGCCCAGGAAGTGCAGCTCGGCACCGTTGTCGAGCACGAGCGGATCGCCCTTGAGATCGACGTCGCAGACCTCCTTTACGAACTGGACGATGTAGTTGCGGAAGATGTGGGCCTGAGCCTTGCTCGCCGAGAGGAATATCTTGTTCCGGCCGGTCTTGAACGCATCGACGATCGCCTCGCGGGCGAAGTACCAGGTGGCGCCTATCTGGCGGCTCTTGAGGATGTTGCGGATCCGATGACGCTCACCAGCACGCAGCCACTTCCGCTGGTATTCGAACAGCGACTCCAGAAACGCCGCTTCCAGCGCCTCGAGCTGCTCGTCGGTCAGGGCATTCCGTCGTGGCTTGCGCTTGGGCCCAGCATTGCGCGCCTCGATCTTGGGATTGAGATCCGACTCCCGCCCGCTGTCTTCGTATTTGCGCACTCTGGCCAGGCGCTCAATCTGCCGGCCCAGCAGGTCGATCTCCTTGAAGTCCCGCGGCTCCTTGGTCTCCTTTACGATGAGCTGCACCAGGCGCGCCTCGAGCGCCCCCTCCACGCGATCGTTGGGACGTGCCTCGTCCCAGCCGTCGCGCTGCTTCCAGCTATGAATGGTGGCTGGCTTCTCATCTACCAGCTCGGCAATACGCGCCACCCTGAGGCCATACCAGTACAGGTGGCGGGCTCTCAGGCGTGGGGACTCGGGAGTGTCGGGCAGCGGTGTCGTCATGCGGCCAGCCTACCCGCGCGCCCGGGAGCGCGATGGCGCGGCCATTTGTGGGAACGGCCCGGCACAACCGCCGGTGATTGAGGCAATCACGCAGGGCGCGGAACCTGACGCCATCGTCAGACACCCGAGCCGAGGACCCCCATGGCCAAGTTCCGCGTCGCCACCGAAGGCGCCACCACCGACGGCCGCGAGATCAAGCGCGAATGGATCGAGCAGATGGCCGCCAACTACGATCCCGCCAAGTACGGCGCCCGCGTGTGGATGGAGCACATGCGCGGCGTGTTCCACGACGGCCCCTTCGCCGCCCTGGGCGACGTCACCGCCGTGGAGGCCCAGGAGGTCGAGGACGGCAAGCTGGCCCTGTTCGCCGACATCGACCCCACCGACCGGCTCAAGGAGATGAACCAGCAGCGCCAGAAGGTCTACACCTCCATCGAGGTGAACCCGGCGTTCTCCGACACCGGCGAGGCCTACCTCGAGGGCCTGGCAGTCACCGATTCCCCGGCCAGCCTGGGCACCGAGATGCTCAAGTTCTCGCGCTCCGCCGGCGACAACTCCCCGCTGGCCGCCCGCAAGCAACACCCCGACAACCTCTTCACCGAGGCGGTCGAGATCGAGCTGGATTTCACCGAGACGCCCCCGGCCGACAACGGCCCGAGCCTGATGGAGCGCGTCACGGCGTTGTTCAAGAAGCACGACGCCAAGACCGACCAGGGCTTCGCTGCCTTCCGCACCGACCTCGAGCAGACTCTCGAGCTGTTCGTGCAGAAGCACCAGGCCCTGGCCGACGACCTCGACGGCCGCCCCACCGCCGAATCGTTCAACAAGCTGCAGACCACCCTCGACGAGACCAAGCGCCGCCTCGACGAGCTCTATACCCAGCTCGACAACACCCCCGACACCGAGCCCCGCGCCCCCGCCTTGGGCGGCGAAGGCGGCGAGCAAACCAACTTCTGAGGACCCTGAACTCATGCGCAATGACACACGCTTCGCCTTCAACAAGCTGACCCAACGCATCGCCGAGCTCTCGGGCGTCCCCCGCGCCACCGAGTCCTTCGCCGTCGAACCCAGCGTCCAGCAGACGCTGGAAACCAAGATGCAGGAGTCCAGCGAGTTTCTCTCCCGCATCAACATCGTCGGCGTCGACGAGCTCAAGGGCGAGAAGCTGGGCCTGGGCATCAGCGGCCCGATCGCCGGCCGCACCGACACCACCGCCAACGACCGCACCCCGCGCGACCTGAGCACCCTGGACGCCAACGGCTACGAGTGCCGCTCGACCGAGTTCGACACCTTCCTGCCGTGGAGCAAGCTCGACGCCTGGGCCAAGTTCCGGGATTTCCAGATCCGGGTGCGCAACGCCATCATCCGCCAGCAGGCGCTTGACCGGATCATGATCGGCTTCAACGGCACCAGTGCCGCCGTGGCCACCGATCGCGTCGCCAACCCGCTGCTCGAGGACGTCAACGTCGGCTGGCTGCAGCAGTACCGCGACAACGCCCCGGCCCGCGTGATGACGGGTGGCAAGACCGCCGGCACCATCGTCATCGACGGCACCGCCGACGGCGCTCAGCCCAACGGCATCGTCGGCGACTACGCCAACCTGGATGCCCTGGTGATGGACGCCGTCAACGAGCTGATCGAGCCCTGGCACCGCGAGTCCACCGACCTGGTGGCGGTCATGGGCCGGAAGATGCTCGCCGACAAGTACTTCCCGCTGGTCAACAAGGAGAACGCCCCCACCGAGCAGCGCGCCCTGGACCTGATCATCAGCCAGAAGCGGGTCGGCGGCCTCCAGGCCGTGCGGGCACCGTTCGTGCCCGATGGGACGATCTTCATCACCAGCCTCGAGAACCTGTCGATCTACTTCCAGAACGGCAGCCGCCGCCGCTACCTCCGAGACGAGCCCAAGCGCAAGCGCGTGGAGAACTACGAGTCCTCCAACGACGCCTACGTGGTCGAGGACTACGGCTTCGGCTGCCTGGTCGAAAACATCGACATGTCCAACGCCTGAGGAGCGAGCGCATGACCAGCCCCGCCCGCAAGCACTACCAGCGCGTCACCGCCGCGAAAGCGGCGGGGGCCGCCGATCCCGGCCGTCCCCAGACCGGCGAGCAGTACGAGATCCACGCCGCCGCTCTGTGGGAGGCCCGGCGCACCCTCAAGGGCATCAAGAGCACCGAACAGAAGATCGCCAAGAAGCGCGAACTGCTGCCGGAGTTCGAGAGCTACGTCACCGGCGTGCTTGAGGCCGGGTCCGGCGCCCAGGACGACGTCGTGATGACCGTCATGATCTGGCGGCTCGACGTCGGCGACCTCGCCGGCGCGCTGGCCATCGCCGAGTACGCCCTGCGCCACGGTCTGGACGCTCCGGATAGATTCGAGCGCGACACCGCCTCGATCCTCGCCGAGCAACTGGCCGAGGAAGCCATCAAGCAGCTAGAGGCCCCGGTCCAGGACAGCGAGGAAGCCCGCACTGGCGCCGCCAATGCCGCCGCCGAGCTGGCCATGCACCTGAGCCGCGCCGAGGCGCTGACCCGCGACGCCGACATGCACGACCCGGTGCGCGCCAAGCTGCACAAGGCCCTGGGCTACGCTCAGCGCGCCCGCGGCGGCCACGCCGCCGAAGCGCTCGAGCACCTGCGCCGCGCCCTGGAGCTGAACGACCGCGTCGGGGTGAAGAAGGACATCGAGAAGCTCGAGCGCGAGCTCAAGCAACAGAACGCCGGCACTCAGGGCTCGCCCCAGAACGGAGCCTGACGCCGCCACCGAGTCGCACGCCGACGCCAAGGGGGCACCGGGGGAGAGCGGACTGCGGTCCCATCTCGTCGAACCCGGTCCACCCCCTTCCTATTCCGACCTGAGCGAGAGCCGCCGCCATGTCCCTGATCGCCGCCGGTACCGGCACCGCCCCCGACGATCCGCCCAGCCTCGACAACAACGGTTTCTGGCCGGCCATCGAGCCAGCGGACTTCCGCGAGGCCACCCGGCTGGACGGCACCGTCACCGTGCCGCGCCTGGTGCAGGCGCTGCAGGTGGCCATGGCCGACGTCAATCGCCAGATCGCCGACTGGCAGCTCGCCCACCAGGACGACGGCGCCGCCACCCTCGACGCCGTGGCGCCGCCGGCCTGGGCCCTGCCCGACCACTACGCCCTGCTCTACCGCCGCGCCGTCTATGCCACCGCCCACGCCAGCCTGCTCGAGCGCTATCGCGACGTCTCCGCCACCCAGGACGGCGACGAGCGCGGCGAGGCCAAGGACGAGGCCGCCGACGACCTCCGCCGCGACGCCCGCTGGGCCGTGGCCGAGATCGAAGGCCGGGCGCACTCCACCGTGGAGCTGATCTAGTGCCTGACGTGCGCGCCCACCAGGGCGAGACCCTCGACGCACTATGCCAGCGAGTGCTCGGCCGCACCGCCGGCGTCACCGAGCAGGCCCTCGCGCTCAACCCGGGTCTGGCCGACCTCGGCCCGGTGCTGCCCCACGGCACCCTCGTCACCCTGCCCGACGAACAGGCCGCCGAGCCGGCCGTCGCCGACACCATCCAGCTCTGGAGCTAGCCCCATGGCCGAACCCAGCACCGCCGCCGCCGCCGGCACCGCCACCCTCACCGCCGCCGTCATCGGCATGCTGCCCGGCATCGATGCCAATGCCGTGGTGGGCGCGTTCTGCGGCGCCACCCTCTTTGTGATCAGCGCCAAGGACCTGGGGCTGTTCGAGCGCTTCGCCTACCTGCTGATCTCGTTTGCCATCGGCTACCTGGGCGGGCCGGCCCTGCTCGGCGACATGCTCGAGCAGAGCGCCGTGTCCGCCTTCATCGCCGCCGCCGTCACCGTGACCGCCGGGCTGCGGGCCATCGACGGCGTGAAGACCCTAGACCTCAAGGCCTGGCTGGGAGGGAGGAAATGACCGTCTCCGGAATCGTCACCCTGATCGCCGCCCTGGTGATCATCCTGCGCCTGATCACCTACCGCCGCGGCGGCAGCCGCTACCGCCCCGGGATCGGCGTCGCCGCCTGGGCCAGCATCGCCGCCTGCGCCGTGGCGATCGCCGAGGTGCTGGCCACCGGGGCCCCGCGGGTTGGCTGGCTGGCGATCCTGCTGCCGGCCTTCGCCGTGATGCTGCTGCTCGCCGGCGGCAACCTCGCCCACCTGCTGCGCCCGCCCTGGAGGTTCTGATGCGCCAGTACGCCGCCCTGCAGCAGAAGACCCTGTTCGTCTCCGCCGGCCACAGCGAGCGCGATCCCGGCGCCGTGGCCCACGGCCACACCGAGGCCGCCATCGTCCTCGAGTTTCGCGACCTGCTGGCCGACTACCTGGCCGAGCGGGTCATCGTCGATCGCGACGGCGCGCCCGGTGAGAACCTCCCGCTGCGCGACGCCGTGGGCGCCGCCAAGGGCCACGACCTGGCCGTCGAGTTTCACTGCAACGCCGCGGGCAGCCCGGACGCCACCGGCGTCGAGACGCTCAGCGCCGGCCACCACTACCCGCTGGGCAATGCCCTCTGCCAGGCCATCGCCGACGCCCTGGGCATCGCCAACCGCGGCGCCAAGGGCGAGGCCAGCGGGCAACACAGTCGGCTGGCCTACATCAGCCAGGGCGGCGGCCTGATCGTCGAGCTGTTCTTCCTGACCAACAAGCGCGACCTGGCGGCGTACATCGCCAACCGACGCCGCTGCATCGAGGCAGTGGGCGACGTCCTGGTCAATGAGATCTGCGCCGCGGCCCTGGAGCGCCCGGCATGACCCGCGCCCGGCTGCTCGCCCTGGCCCTGCTGATCGCCGGTACCGCCGCCGGCGGCTGGTTCGCCCGGGGCTGGCTCGAGGACAGCCAGCGCCTCAGCGCCATGCAGGCCGCCGAGGCCGCCATCGACGCCGCCATGGCGCGCGAGTCGACGATCGCCCGCGCCGTCGAGGACCGCCTGGCCGAGCTCGACGCCAGCGAGCGCATCATCGACCGAGGAGTGATCCGTGAAATCGAGAAGCCCATCTATCGCCGCGTGTGCCTTGAGCCTGACGCTGTCCGCCTGCTCAACCACGCCGCCGCCGGCACCGCCCCCGATCCAGCAGAGCCTGATGACGCCCTGCCCGGCAGCGCTGCCCCGGCTGACTGACGGCACCGGCAAGGATGTCGTGCTGACCATGGACGACTGGGCCGGCCAGTATCACCGCTGCGCAACGCGGCACAACGGCCTGATCCAGGCCCTGGAAGACCGCCCATGAACAAGCTCGCCAGTCTCCGCGCCCACCTGATGCAGGCCATCCCGGGACTCGACCGCGACCCGGATCGCCTGCGCACCTACGTGCCCGAGGGCACCATCCGCTTCCATCGCGGGCAGCACCTCAGCCACGAGTACCGATTCACCGCCGAGGTGATCCTGCTCGACCACAACGGCACCACCGACACCGTGGTGGTGCCGTTGCTGCAGTGGCTCAGCCACTACCAGCCGGACCTCGACCCCGAGACCGCGGTGCGCTTCTCGTCGGAGGTGCAGCGACACGACGCCGTGGACCTGATCTTCTCCATGGAGTTGACCGAGCGCGTGATCGCCCTGGTCAACTGCGAGGCCGGCCGGATCGACAGCGAACACCGCATGCCCGAGTACCCCATCGAGGCCTGCCCGGCCACCGAGTGGCAGCTCTACGCCAAGGGCCCGGGCGAGGACGAGCACGAACTCGAAAGCGAGTGGTCCTCGCCGTGACCCGCGACGACCTCGACCAGCTCGAGGGCTGGCTCGCCCCGCTGCTCGAGCGCCTCTCCGCCAAGGAGCGCAAGGCGCTGTCTCGCGAGATGGGCCTCGCCCTGCGCAAGAGCCAGCGCGACCGCATCAGGGCCCAGCGCAACGTCGACGGCACCCCCTACGCCCCGCGCAAGGGAAAGAAGCACGAGCGCCGCGCCCGTCGCCGGCTGCGTTTCATCTACGAGAAGCCCGGTCACGAGCCCGAAGAGCGCGAGATCGTCAACTGGATCGCCACCCCGGAGACCTACTTCGGCTTCGACGAGCAGAAGGCCGGCGACCTGCGCACCTTCAAGAAGGTGCGCATCGTGCGCTATCTCGAGCGCGACCTCACCCCGGTGGCCCGCCCCGGCGCGCGCGGCAAGCGCAGCCCAGACAACCGGATGTTCCAGAAGCTGATGACCGCGAAGTACATGAAGGTCGACGCCTCGGCATCGGGCGTCGGCGTCGGCTACGAGGGGCGCATCGCGCACATCGCCCGCATCCACCAGGAAGGCCAGACCGGCCAGGTCAACGCCCACATCCGCCACGACTACCCCGAGCGCGAGCTGCTCGGCGCCACGCCCGACGATATGGACATGCTGTTCGAGATGATCTTCCGGCACCTGGACGTGCCGGAGGGCTGACGCCGTTTTTGTGCCCCCGCCCTCTCACAATCCCCACCGCTAGAGCCCCGGCCCTCGCCGCGCAACCATCGCGGCATGAGCCAACACCCCCTGCAAAGCGCCGCCGAGCTGCTGCGCCTGATCCATAACCTGATCCGCCTCGGCACCATCGCCGAGGTGGATCACGGCGTCGTGGGCGAGCGTCCGCCGCGCGTTCGCGTGAAATCCGGTGAGCTGCTGACCGCCTGGCGGCCGTGGATCGAGTGCCGCGCCGGCACCACATGCGACTGGAACCCGCCCACCGTCGGCGAGCAGGCGGTGTTGTTCTCCCCCGGCGGCGATCCCGCCGGCGCCGTGGTGCTGGTCGGGCTGTTCTCCGACGCCCACCCCGCGCCGGCGGATCTCCCCGAGCTCTGCCGCCGCCTGTTTCCGGACGGCGGCCTGTTCGAGTACGACCACCAGGCCAGCGTGCTGCGCATCAAGCTGCCCGGCCGCATCGAGATCGAGGCTCCGGGCGGCACCGCCTGGCTCGGCAACATCGACCACCAGGGCGACATGGCCCGCGCCGGTAGCTATGCCCAGGACGGCGGCTCGCTGACCCACAACGGCAAGAACGTCGGCCACGACCATCCGCACAGCGGCGTCGTACCCGGCAGCGGCCAGAGCGGAGGCCCGGTATGACCGGCATGAACGCCACCACCGGCCGCGCCCTGGAGCGCCTCGAGCACATCCGCCAGAGCGTGCGCGACATCCTCACCACCCCGATCGGCACCCGCGTCATGCGCCGCGAGTACGGCAGCCTGCTGCCCGAGCTGATCGACCGGCCGCTGTCCGACGCCCTGATGCTCCAGGTCTACGCCGCCACCGTGATGGCGCTGCTGCGCTGGGAGCCGCGCCTGCGCGTCACCGCCGTGCACCGCAGTGTCAGCACCGCCCAGCCCGGCCGCGCCACGATCGAGATCCAGGGCCAGACCACTGACGGCCAGGCCATCCGCGTGGAGGCCCCCATCGCATGAGCGGCACTATCGACCTTTCCCAGCTCCCCGCCCCCGACGTCGTCGAGGCCCTCGACTACGAGACCGTGCTCGCCGAGCGCAAGGCCGCCCTGCTCGCCCTGGTCGGCGAGAGCCAGCGCGCCGAGGTCGAGGCCACCCTCGCGCTCGAAAGCGAGCCGCTGACCATCCTGCTCGAGGAGAACGCGTACCGTGAGCTCGTCTGGCGGCAACGGGTCAACGAGGCCGCCCGGGCGGTGATGATCGCCCACGCTGACGACGAGGATCTCGACCACCTCGTCGCCAACTTCGAGGTCGAGCGGCTGACGATCGACCCGGGCGACCCCGATGCCACCCCGCCGGTGCCGCCCACCTATGAAAGCAACACCGACCTGCGCCTGCGCGCCCAGCGGGCGTTCGAGGGGCTCAGCGTCGCGGGGCCTCGCGCCGCCTATGAGTTCCATGCGCTCTCCGCCGACGGCCGCGTCGCCGACGCCACGGCCACCAGCCCGGCCCCGGCCGAGGCCCTGGTCACCCTGCTTTCGACCGAGGGCAATGGCGCCGCCATCCAGGACTTGATCGACGTCGTCGACGCCGCCCTCTCCGCCGAGGACGTGCGACCGGTGGGCGACCGCCTCACCGTGCAGTCGGCGGAGATCATCGACTACAGCGTCGACGCCACCCTCTACGTCTACCCCGGCCCCGAGCAGGAGCCGATCCTCGCCGCGGCCCAGGCCGGGCTGACGGCCTACGTTACCGCCCAGCGGCGCATCGGCCGCGACATCCGCATCTCGGCCATCCATGCGGCGCTGCACGTCGAGGGCGTGCAGCGCGTCGAGCTGGCCGCGCCGGCCGCCGACGTCGTTCTGGACGACACCCAGGCCGCCCACTGCACCGGCACCACGGTGACGATCGGAGGCAGCGATGCCTGATAGCCGGACGCCGCTGCTGCCACCCAACGCCTCGCCCCTGGAGCGCGCCGCCGCCGAGGCCCTGGCCGAGATCCAGCGCGTGCCGGTCCCGCTGCGCGACCTCTGGCGGCCGGCGACCTGCCCGGCGCACCTGCTGCCCTACCTCGCCTGGGCGTTCAGCGTCGACCGCTGGGACCCGACCTGGAGCGAGGCCGCCAAGCGCGACGTCATCGCCTCGGCGTTCTACGTCCACCAGCGCAAGGGGACCATCTCGGCGCTTCGCCGGGTGGTCGAGCCGCTGGGTTACCTGCTCGAGGTCGTGGAGTGGTGGGAAACGAACCCGGAAGGCGAGCGCGGCACCTTCGCCCTACGCATCGGCGTGCTCGACACCGGCATCACCGAGGCCATGTACACCGAGATCGAGCGGCTGATCGACGACGCCAAGCCGCTTACCCGCCACGTCAGCGGCCTCGACCTCGCCGGCGAGAGCCGCGGCACCGCCTACCTCGCCGCCGCCACCTACGACGGCGACGTCACCGCTGTGATGCCCTTCGTCGCCGGGGAAACCGAGGTCGCCGGGGAAACCGAGGTCGCCGGGGCCTTCTACGTGGGCGCCGCCACCGACAGCACCGACATCGCCACCGTCTACCCGCTCTGATAGCGAGAGGAGCCCCGCATGCCCCAGTTCTATACGCTGCTCACCGACACCGGCCAGGACAAAATGGCCAACGCCGTGGCCCTGGGCGGCACCATCGAGATCACCGAGCTGGCCGTCGGCGACGGCAACGGCAACCTGCCCACCCCGGACAGCAGCGCCACGGCGCTGGTCAATGAAGTGCGGCGCGCCCCGATCAACGCCAGCCAGACCGACCCCGACAATCCTAGCTGGATCGTGGTCGAGCAGGTCCTCCCGCCCGACGTCGGCGGCTGGACCATCCGCGAGATCGGCGTTTATGACGTCGACGGCGACCTGATCGGCATCGGCAACTACCCCGAGACCTACAAGCCGGTGCTGGCCGAGGGTAGCTCGCGCACCCAGACCGTGCGCTTCGTGCTCGAGGTCAGCGACACCAGCGCGGTCACGCTGAAAGTCGACCCTGCGGTGGTGCTCGCCACCCGCGAGTACGTCGACGACGAGCGCGCCGAGCACGAGGCCAGCCGCGCTCATCCGGCGGGGACGGAAGCCGCTCAGGGCATGGTCCGATACGGGACGATGGCAGAGCATAAAGAGGGAGCCCGCAGCGACCGCGCGGCTCATCTGGCTGGCGTCCTGGCTGCCATTCATCAGTTCGGATTGGGCGCATTCGGTCAGAGTCTCGATAACGAAAACGTCGATGAAAAAATCAAGGGGGGATTTTGGTCCAAGCGAACAACCGAAACTACAGCGGGAGATAACCCATACGACGCCTACAGGCTCGTCGTTCTTCCGTATGATTCAAGCGGGGCGGGAGCGCAGATTGCCATATCGACGACCGGCGAGATGGCATTTCGCGCACTATCGTACGGCGGCTGGACTCTCTGGCGAGAGGTCTATGGCTCCCACAACCTGGGGGCATCAAACGAAACGACGCTGGGCCTCATCAAGCTGGCTAGTCAGTCTAAAACCGATGCAGGTACTGACGACTCGACGGCAGTCACTCCGAAGAAGCTAAAGAATTGGGCGGCCAGCTGGGTTAAACAGGCGACCGAAACCGTCTCTGGGATGCTCAAGGTTGCGACACAAGCGAAAACCGATGCGGGCACTGATGACTCGACGGCGATCACGCCGAAGAAGCTGCGCTGGGGTGTTTCGTATGATATTTCGAGCGATGGCTATATCGCGTTGCCATCCTGGCTCGGCGGTTTGATCATTCAATGGGGGCGGGGGAATCTCGTTGACACGAGCGTTGGTTACACGAGTTTTCCTATCGCGTTCCCGACGGCTCTCGTGCATGCCGTCGTCGGTGACGCATCGGGTAATGCTGCTTCAGAGCCCGTCACCTGGAGGTTTGATGAGTCGTCAAAAACTCAACTGGCAGCATACTCATCAGCAGGTTCCTCTCTCGGTAAGTTCTCGTATTTGGCCATCGGATATTAACCATGATTTACCAAAAAGGATTGATCGATGATGTTTTATAGCCCCTCGCAAAACTCGTTTTACCCGTCAAGTCTCCGTTCCTCATATGAGTTATCCGGTATGTGGCCGGATGATGCGGTGCCAGTCAGCAAAGCAGCATTCGAGAAATATAAGGGGGCTCCGCCCGCAGGCATGACGCGCGGCGCAGACGACGGTGGCTATCCAGCCTGGGTCGAGATCCCACCGCTGTCGCTCGAAGACCTCGCCACCCGCCAGCGCGCCGCGATAGCCGCCGCCCTGGCCGATGCCCTCGCCGCCGGCATGCCCTACACCATGCCCGACGGCACCGAGGACACGGTGCAGATGCTGGCCGAGGACCGGCAGAACCTGCTCGGCCTGGCGATCGAGGCCCGCGACCTCAAGGCCGCCGGCGTTTCGGATCCCGTCCAGGAGTTCCGCGGCCTCTCGAACACGCGCTACCCGATGACGCCCGACCAGGTCATCGCCCTGACCGACGCCGCTCTCGGACACTACAAGGACTTGTTGCAACAGAGCTGGGACCGCAAGGACGCGATCGACGCCGCTTTGGCCGCCGAGGACCGGGAAGGGATCGAAGCGGTGGTGTGGTGATCACCGCCGCCCGCTTCAGAAAGCACAACGCCCGCCGATTGGCGGGCGTTTCAATAGAGAAAGGAGGGCTAAAAACCAGAGATCATGCTAACTTAGTTAGCACCGAGCCCTTGCCAAACAGCAACCGTTTTATCAAGACCACAATAATCTTCGGGAAGGCGCAAGGCTTTACGAACCCTTTCAAAATCTTTCTTCCGAATATCTTTGTGAAAAGCATGAGAGCAACGTATGACGTGCCATACATCGCTCAGTTCATATTTAAAGTAATCGTATAGCTCGGGCGCATCTTCGATGCATTCAGTCACAAAGATAAGAAGCCGGCAAAACTCCGCAACCGACAAAGAGCAAATTGCGGACGTATAGTACTGCCCGGATTCCTCCAACCCCACAGACAGCTTATAGTCATAGATAATTTCACCAAACGTCGCACTTTCAGGAATAAAATCGGAGCTTGGATACGGAAAGCCATTCCCTTTCAAATAAGCAGAAGCACATGCGCCTAGCCGTTCATTCATGGAACTTCTCAAAGTAGGGAAAAATTTTTCCGCCCTGCTGTAAGCCTCGATTTTCCTCTGATGATTATCAACTTTGGCGATCTGCTCTTCTTGTGCCTCAATAATGGAATCCTGCTGCCTCAACGTAAGGATCAAGGCGAAAAGCGTGAAGGTGACGGCAGCCACACCGACGGTTCCAGAAAGGTAGGCTCCAAAATCCGCCCAAGCTCCAGAATCAGTAGACAAATCATTGCCAGCGAACTGAAACATGTAAAACCCGACTGATGCCCCAGAAGCCGCCAGCGTGCCCACGATCAACAACCGATAGATCCAGACTTTCTGGTTACTCTTCTCACCCTTCATGCTGCCTCCCTGCGCTATCTGTGGAGCCAAGCCTACCCCGCCGCACCGATTTTGTGCCATCACCACCCCACAACCTCCACCGCTAGAGCCCCGCCCGCTCCCGCGCAAGCATGACCCCGACCGTCATGCTCACCTGCGCAGGAGCTCCCAATGCCCCAGGATTACCACCACGGCGTGCGCGTCGTGGAGATCAACGAAGGCACCCGGCCGATCCGCACCGTCGCCACGGCGGTGATCGGCCTGGTGGCCACCGCCCCCGATGCCGCGGCGGCCGTTGCCGCCACGCTGCTCAAGGAATCCGCCGCCGCCGAGAGCGGCGTCACCTACACCGCGGCCACCGCCGGAACCACCGGCAACGCCATCCACGTGCGCTACGTCGACCCCGGCAGCGCCTCCGCCACGCTGGCCATCACCGTCAGCGGCAAGGACATCACCGTCAGACTGGCCACCGACATCGACGGCGCGATCGTCAGCACCGCCGCCGAAGTGGCCACGGCCATCAACGGCGAGGCCAACGCCTCCGCCCTGGTCACCGCCGCCGAGGAAGGCGCCGGGGCCGGCGTGGTCGCCGCGTCGGGCTTCGCCAACCTCACCGGCGGCGAGGACGAGCCGTTCCCGCTGAATACCCCGGTGCTGGTCACCGATCCGCTGGGCGCCCAGGGCGACGCCGGCGACACCGGCACTCTCGCCCGCTCGCTGGACGCCATCGCCGACCAGGTGAAGACCCTGGTAGTCGTGGTGCGCGTGGCCGAGGGCAGCGACGCCGACGCGACCAAGACCAACGTCATCGGCGGCGTGAATGCCAGCGGCAAGCGTACCGGCGTGCAGTCTCTGCTCGCCGCCGAGGGCCGCCTGGGCGTGAAGCCGCGCATTCTCGGCGTGCCGGAGCTCGACGACGCCGACGTCACCAGCGAGCTGATCGGCGTGGGCCAGAAGCTGCGCGCGTTCGTCTACGCCTCCGCCGGCGACAGCACCACCATGGAAGAAGCGGCCATGTACCGCGAGAACTTCGGCGCCCGCGAGGTCATGGTGATCTGGCCCGACTTCACCGGCTGGGACACAGCGACCTCCAGCACTCGCACGCACTCCGCCGTGGCCCGCGCCATGGGCCTGCGCGCCAAGGCCGACCAGGCGATCGGCTGGCACAAGACCCTTTCCAACATGCCGGTCAACGGCGTGACCGGCATCAGCCAGGACGTGTTCTGGGACCTCCAGGACCCCAGCACCGACGCCGGCTACCTCAACAGCCACGAGGTCACCACGCTGATCCAGCGCAGCGGCTTTCGCTTCTGGGGCTCGCGCACCTGCAGCGCCGACCCGCTGTTCGCCTTCGAGAACTACACCCGCACCGCCCAGGTCATCGCCGACACCATCGCCGAGGCCCACCTCTGGGCCGTCGACAAGCCGATGCACCCGAGCCTGGTGCGCGACATCGTCGAGGGCATCAACGCCAAGTTCCGCGAGTGGAAGCGCCAGGGATACCTCATCGACGGCGTGGCCTGGTTCGACGCCGAGATCAACACCCCCGAGGTGCTCAAGGCCGGCAAGCTCTACATCGACTACGACTACACACCGGTACCGCCGCTGGAAAACCTGATGCTTCAGCAGCGCATCACCGACCGCTACCTGGTCGACTTCGCCGACCGCGTCGCCGCCGCATAACAGGAGATCGAGATGGCACTTCCCAAGATCCTCAAGGACTTCAACCTGTTCGGCGACGGCAACAGCTGGCAGGGCCTGATCCAGACCATCACCCTGCCCGAACTCGCCCGCCGCATGGTCGAGTTTGAGGCCGGCGGCATGGACGGCCCCATCGAGGTCGACATGGGCAACCAGCTCATGGAAATGACCTGGACGCCCGGCGGCCTGCTGGTCGACGGCGTCTACGACACCTACGGCTCGCCGATCCACGACGCCGCCCAGCTGCGTTTCACCGGCAGCTACGAGAGCGACGAGGACGGCACCGTCGTGCCCGTCGAGATCGTCGTGCGCGGCCGCCACAAGACCATCGGCATGGGCGAGGCCCAGAAGGGTGACAACTCCACCGGTGAGATCACCACCACCATCAGCTACTACAAGCTGACCATCGACGGCGAGGTCGTCATCGAGCGCGACATCCCCGGCAACGTCTTCATGGTCCGCGGCGAAGACCGCCTCGCCGACCGCCGCGCCGCCCTGGGCACCTGATCACCGGCCACCACCACCCACAGCACCGCCGCCCCACCGGGGCGGCCCATGATCCTCATCGGAGCCACACCCCATGACCGACAAGACCACCGCCCCCGCCGAGCTGCCCCAGGTCGTCACCGAGACCGTCGAGCTGGACACTCCCTTCAAGCGCGGCAGCCAGACCGTCACCGAGCTGCAGATCCGCAAGCCCAAGAGCGGCGCCCTGCGCGGCGTGGCCCTCACCGACGTGCTGCAGATGCAGGTGGACGCCCTCACCCGCGTGCTGCCGCGCATCACCGAGCCGGCCCTCACCGAGGCCGAGGTGCGCGACATGGACCCGGCCGACCTGGTTCAGTGCGGCGGCGTGGTGAGCGGTTTTTTGCTGCCCAAGGCGGCGAAGGCCGCCAACGAGTAACCCTGCCCGAGCACGTCGACGACGCCATGGCCGACCTCGCCATGGTGTTCCACTGGGGGCCAACCGAGATGGACCCGATGGAAATCGACGAGCTGATGGAATGGCGCGAGCGGGCCCGCCGACGCGCCGAGCCGCCCAAGAAGTCCCGCTGACCGTATCCAAGACAGGAAGGAACGCCGATGGCCCGCGACCTCAAGCTGCAAGTCGTCCTCGACGCCGTGGACCGGGTCACTCGGCCCCTCAAGCAGATCACCCAGGGCAGCGGCCGCACCGCCGAGGCCCTGAAAGCCAGCCGCGACCAGCTCAAGACCCTGGAGCGCGCCCAGCGCGACCTCCGCGGCTTCCGCGACCTCAAGCGCCAGAGCGAGAGCAGCAGTCGCGCCCTCGAGGAGCAGCAGCAGGAGATCCGCGAGCTCTCCCGCCAGATGCAGAACGCCGAGGGCGACACCAAGGCCCTCGGCCGCCAGCGCGCCCAGGCCATCCGCCAGGCCCAGCGCCTCAAGGAGCAGTACCAGCAGGAACAACGCCAGCTGGACTACCTGCGCCGCAACATGACCCGCGTCGAGGGCGTCACCGGCAGCCACGCCGACCAGCAGCGCGAGCTGACCCGGCGCATCCGCGAGGCCAACGGCCAGCTCGAGGCCCAGCAGCGGCAGCTGCGCCAGACCGCCCAGCGGCAACGCCAGGCCGCCGACGCCGCCAAGCGCTACCACCGCGACATCGGCCGCGCCGGGCGCATGGCCGGGGCCGGTGCCGCCGGCATGGCCACCGGCGGCGCCGCGCTCTACGGCGGCGCACGCATGCTCACTCCGGGCGTCGACTACGGCGCCGCCATGTCCCGCGTGCAGGCCCTCACCCGGCTGCAGGAAGACGACCCGCGCCTGCAGGCCCTGCGCGACCAGGCCCGCGAGCTGGGCTCGAGCACCTCGTTCAGCGCCACCCAGGCCGCCGACGCCCAGGGCTTTCTCGCCATGGCCGGCTTCGATCCCGACGCCATCCGCGCGGCCATGCCCTCGATGCTCGACCTGGCCAAGGCCAACGACACCGGACTCGGCCGCACCTCGGACATCGCCTCGAACCTGCTGTCCGGTTTCGGGCTCGATCCCAGCGAAATGGAGCGCCTCGGCGACGTCATCACCGCCACCACCACCCGGGCCAACGTCAATCTGGAGATGCTCGGCGAGTCGATGAAGTACGTCGCCCCCGTGGCCCGCGAGATGGGGCTCTCGCTGGAAGAGTCCGCCGCCATGGCCGGCCTGCTGGGCAACGTCGGCATCCAGGGCAGCCAGGCCGGTACCACCCTGCGCGCCATGATGCTGCGCCTCTCCGCCCCCACCGGCGCCGCGGCCGGGGCCATCGAGGAACTCGGCCTCAACATCAAGGACGCCGAGGGCAACATGCGCAACGTGCCGCAGATCCTCGCCGACGTTGCCCAGGCCACCGAGGACCTGGGCAACGCCGAGCGCATGGAGTACCTGAAGGCGATCTTCGGCGAGGAACCCGCCGCCGGCATGGCCGAGATGATCAACCAGCAGGGCTCGGCCGGCGTCGAGGCGTTCACCGGCATTCTGGAGAATGCCGCCGGCGAGAACGCCCGCATGGCACGCACCATGGCCGACAACATCAGTGGCGATCTCAAGTCGCTCAACAGCGCCTGGGAAGAGGTCGGCATCACCATCACCGACACCAACGAGGGCCCGCTGCGCGAGCTGATCCAGAACATCACCACCATCACCCGCGGCGTCGGCAACTGGATGAAGCAAAACCCGCGTCTCACCGGCACCCTGGCCACCGCCGCCGCCGCGGTGGCCGCACTGGTCGCCGTGGGCGGCAGCTTCATCGCCGTGCTCGGCTCGGTGCTCGGCCCCATCGCCCTGGTGCGCTATGCCCTCACCCTGCTGTCGCTCAACCCGGTGGGGCTGACCATCATGGGCATCGTCGCCGCCGTGGCGGCACTGGCCGCCGGCGCAACGCTCATCTATCGCAACTGGGATGGCATCAGCGCGTGGTTCGGGGAGCGATGGCAGGACATCAAGGACGCGTTCAGCGGCGGCATCGGCGAGGTCGCCCGGCTGCTGCTGGACTGGTCGCCCATCGGCCTGATCTGGCGTGGCGTCACCGCCGGCCTCGACGCCCTGGGCGTGGAGATCCCCGAGAAGTTCGGCTCCCTGGGCAGCGCGATGATCGACGGCATGATTGACGGCCTCACCGGCAAGATAGGCGAACTGCGCGACCGGATCACCGGCATCGCCGGCAACGTGCGCGACTGGTTCGCCGACAAGCTCGACATCAACTCGCCCTCGCGCGTGTTCGCGCAGCTCGGCGGCTACACCGTCGACGGCCTGAACGCCGGGCTGGACGCCCAGCGCGACGAGCCGGCCCGCCGCGTCGGCGAGATCGCCCGGCGCGTACGTCAGGCCGGCGCCGGCATGGCCATCGGTGCCGCCAGCCTGCCCGCCATCGCCGACGTGCCCATCGACCACCGCCCGCCGCTCCAGGCCGCCGGCGGTGGTGGCGACGTGCACATCACCATCGAGGGCGGCATCAACGTCCACGCCGCCCCGGGCATGGACGAGCAGGCCCTCGCCCGCATGGTCGGCGCCGAGGTGCAGCGCGCCGTGGCCGACGCCGCTCGCGACGCCGCCGCCCGCCGGCGCTCGTCCTTCTACGACATCGACTGACAGGAGCCCCGCCCATGATGATGGCCTACGGCCTGTTCGTGTTCGGCCTCAGCACCGCCGCCTACCAAGAGCTGCAACGCCAGACCGACTGGCGCCACCAGAGCCAGGGCCGCATCGGCCGCCGCCCGGCGCGCCAGTTCCTCGGCCCCGGCGAGGAGACCATCACCCTCACCGGCACCCTGCTGCCCCAGTTCACCGGCGGCCAGCAGAGCCTCGACCAGCTGCGCGAGATGGCCAACCAGGGCGCCGCCTGGCCCCTGATCGAGGGCGCCGGCACCTACTACGGCCTCTACGTCATCGGCTCGCTCAATGAGCGCAAGAGCGAATTCTTCCGCGACGGCGCCGCCCAGCAGATCGAATTCGACCTGCGCCTCGAGCGCATCGACGAGGACGACAGCGCCCAGCTCGCCAGCACCGCCGCCATGCGCGCCCTGGCCACCGGGCTCGCCGGGGCTCTGGCATGAGCCTGTTCAGCGAGCCGGGCCGCGCCGCCCGCACACCGGACTATCGCCTCACCCTCATGGGCCAGCGCATCAGCCCCCAGGTCGGCGCCCGCCTGCAGCGCCTGCGCCTGACCGATCGGCGCGGCCTCGAGGCCGACCAGCTCGACCTCACCCTGGAGGACCACGACGGCCGCCTGGCCCTGCCGCCCCGCGGCGCCGAGCTGCACCTGGCCATGGGCTGGCGAGGCCAGCCGCTGGTGGACCGCGGCACCTACATCGTCGACGAGGTGGAGCACTCCGGCGCGCCGGACGTGATCACCATACGCGCCCGCTCGGCGGACATGCGCCAGGGCCTGCCCGGCAAGCGCACCCAAAGCTGGGACGACATCACCCTCGGCGAGATCATCACCACCATCGCCGGCCGCCACGACCTGGAGCCCAGGACCGGCCAGCTGCTCCGGGGCATCTACCTCGAGCACATCGACCAGACCGAGGAAAGCGATCTGCACTTCCTCACCCGCCTGGCCGAGCGCTATGACGCCATCGCCACCGTCAAGGCCGGCAACCTGCTGTTCATCCCCGAGGGCGCCGGCACCACCGCCGGCGGCACCGAGATCCCCGCCATCCGCCTGACCCGCCAGGTGGGCGACCGCCACCGCTACAGCGTCACCGACCGCGACGCCTACACCGGCGTTGTTGCCCAGTGGCACGACGACGGCGCCGCCGAGCCCCGCGAGGTGGTCGCCGGCAGCGACGAGAATGCCAAGCGCCTGCGCCCCACCTACGCCACCCAGGACGACGCCCTCGCCGCCGCCCAGAGCGAATGGCAGCGCCTCCAGCGTGGCGGCGCCGCCTTCACCCTCGACCTCGCCGAAGGCCGCCCCGAGCTCTACCCCGAGACCCCGGTGACGCTCTCCGGGTGGAAGCGCGAGATCGACGCCACCGCCTGGCTGATCACCGAGATCAGTCACGACCTCAGCGACCGCGCGCTGACCAGCTCGCTGGAGATGGAGGTGAAGAGACTTTAGATCGCGCTATGAAAAATCTGCGCGATTCCCGGGGATAGGGGCGCTGGATTTTTCGACAGCGCACCTATTTCAAACGCTTGGATAAACAGGACACAAATATCACCCGTAGATAACCTTATGTGCCCCTGTCTCCTCCAAAATCTCCTTGTTAATTCTCTCTACCTCACTTGACGCGTCACTATTGCTGTGTGGCTTTGCCATTGACTCCAAGAAAACCTTGCAGGATTTCTTCCTATCCACAGGGTCAGAACAAAGAGCCGAAATAAGGCACAAGTCCTGCCCCATAAAATCTGCCATCATCATCTGGAAATCATTATAAATATCGACTGCCTGATCAACACTCATAAGCCTTGAAGCAAACCGACTCGCTTGAACTTCGGTCATACCTTCATCCACCGCATCGAATTTTTCCAGCCTAGCAATTGAATCTCTAAGCTGATTCAAGGGTTCTTCAAAACTATTTCGATTAAAAAGGGAAGCTGAGCGAACAGCCCCTAAGGTATGCCTCGACTGGCGACTTTCAAATTTCAACCTGCCGTCATCATCCTTATAGTAGTCTCTGTGCTCCACGCTAACAGCAATATTTGAGTTACCTGTTCTAGATATATTCTCGATCTGGCGAGCGCATGAAGAGGGGAGAGAGTTGACAATATTTCTCAAGTACTTATAGACATCATAAACATATCGCTCAACCTCTTTCAGCTTTGCAAGCCTGGCCTCCTTTCCGTAAAAAATTCTCCTGACTGAATCCAGAGCCTCTTGTCTTCTTCTCTCTGTTTCGTAACGACTTGCAACCAAAAACACCTTGCTATCTTTCGAGAATCGTTTGAGTGCGCACGTATTCCCGAGTATGGAATAACTACCATCTTTAAGGGAAACAACAAAACCATAGTTGTGTGGTTTTTTACATAGCGAACCTGAATCTCTAAGCCGACAACACTTCAACTCCTCGCTGAGATGGTAGTGCCCTGCCATTCCTTCATAGTTTTCTTCAGTGACACCCTTATCAGGCTCAAACCCATCGAGCTCAGCAATTTCTTCATAGCTATAAAACCGCTTTACGATGATCTCTTCGCCCATATCCCCTCCATAACTATGAAAAAAAGACTTACTCACTGAGATGGGTAAGCTCTGGCACTATGCACTACCACACCGCGACAGTCCGACTGCCGGGCCCAGGTCGATTCCTGCGGCCCGGCGGTCTGCATCAGCCGGAAGCGGCCGCCGATCCGGTGGCTACGGCACAGGCGCAGGCTGTCCTCGCCCTGCACTGCCACCAGATCGCCATGCTGCACCGGGCGCGCCTCGTCGATCACCAGCACGTCGCCCTCGATGATCTCGCCGTCGACGCCGGCTTCGTCACCCACCTCCACGAGGTAGCAGCTCGGCGGCAAGCGCCGAACGTCCAGCGCCTCGAGGGCGGGATGGTCATGGCCCGTCAGTGCCGGGCCAAGGTAGTGCAATCGCATAAGGTTTCCCGGTCAGTCAGTCCGTCAGCGCTTCATTGACCGTCCAGAGTTCGAAAGCGCCGTTATCCGTGTAGACCCGGACATGAGAGGTGCCGGTCCATGAGCGGTCGAGCACGCTGACCGGCACGCCGGACTTGGGCACGATGCAGCCATTGCCGAGCAGGTACTCGATGGCGCGCTGATCGTTGTCGACCGAGGCAGTGATCAGCTGGTCTAGCAGTTCCTCGCTAAGGCATGCCGGCTGCCCATTGCCGGCGAAACTGCGCTGCTGCGCCACGGCAGCAGTGGAGAGTGCGCCGATACCGGCAGCCAATGCGATAGTGGTCCAGAGTTTCATCCCTTGCTCCTTGCGTATCGCCCTTGCTGGGCTGGTTATTGTGCCCGGGCAGCCGCCCGCGGCGGTCTGGGCTGATGGCCTCAGCCCATGATCTCGCCGGTGGCCACCATCCACAGGAAGCCTTCCTTGTCGACCACGCTGCAGCCGGGCTTGTCCTCGGCATCCGCGAGTTTCGACTGGCTGGGCCTCGGCCCCTTCACCAGAACGTCGAGATTCTTGGTCACGCTCTTGCGCACGCGGAAGCCGTGGCTCTCCGCCGTGGCTTCGAGCGTCTTCCGCGACGAAGCATCGAAGCCGGTGAACAGGATCTCCGGCGCCCCCTTGCGGGCCTTCTCCGGCGGCGCGGTCGTCGGGCGTGCGGGCGCGTGGCGAGACGCCTCGAGCAGCGCCTCGCCCTCGATTACCCGCGTGACGCGGTCGAGGCGAAAGGTGCGCACGGCCTCGCGGTCCAAGCAGTAGCCGCGCAGCTTGTTGCCGTTCACCGTCCAGCTGGCGATATCCCGCGTGCTCACCTTGCCGCGGGAATCCTCGTACTCGAACAGCAGATTGCCGCTGGCGGGGGCCGCCTGCGGCTCGGGTTCAGGCTCAGGGGCGCCGGCCACGGCATCGGCGGACGCCAGCATCCGGCGGCGGAAGCCCTCGGCATCCGTGTCCTCGTCAAACTCTGGAAGACGAACGCGACCGATCACTCGATCGAAGGCGAAGGCACGGTCGTCAATGCTCTCGTCGGGGTCGATCGAAAGGCCCGAAAAGTGGGTATCGCAGGCGGTAAGCACGATGAGGCCGATGGTGCGGCGCTCGCCGCCGTCGAGATACTCGAACTCGGCGGACTCGCTCTCCACCGAGCGCCATTGGCCTACGGGGTCGGGCTCAGGTTCAGGCGTGGGTTCCGGTACCGGCTCGGGGGTGGGCTCCGGTACTGGCTCCGGGGTGGGCTCCGGTACCGGCTCCGGTACCGGCTTGGGCGTGGGTTCCGGTACCGGATCGGGCGCGGGCTCCGGTACCGGCCTGGCTTGGATGCGCGCCTTGGCCTTCTTGGCCTTGCGCTTCCAGTCATCCGAGCTCATGGCGCTCTTGACCGCCTGGCGGCTTTCTTCCTGGAGGCGCTGGAGAGGTGCCTCTGACGATTCACTGCCGGAAGGCGTGTCGCCGCCGGGACCGGGAGACTGCTCGCGCGAGCCACGGGAGGACATGGCCTCCACCTCCCGCGCCTTGCGCTTGGTGCGCCGAACCATAAACACCAGAACGGCGCCGGCCAGCACCCAGAAAATCAGGCCTTCCATGTCGCCTCCCTTGCTCCTTGCGTTGTTCCGCCCTTGCCGGGCGGTTTCTTATCGATCGCGGCGGCCTCCCGCCGCATTTGCTGTGATGCAGTATTGCAATGATGCAGTCACGAGATCCGCCCGATGCGCACCTCGCAGCGCCCGAGGATCTCCACTTCCCTCATCTGCTCGGGCGGGATCATCTCGGGCTGGTAGTGCTCGTTATCGCTGATCAGGTACAGCGCCCCGCCGGCCAGGCGCTGCACCCGCTTGATGCGCCGCTCGCCGCTGACCAGCAGCAGAAACACCCCTTCCTGGCGCGGGTCACGGTTGCCCAGGTCGACCAGCGCCCAGTCGCCATCCTCCAGGGTGCCTTCCATCGAATCGCCGCGGACCTGCACGCCGGCCACGCGCCCGGGCGACAGCCCCAGGGCAGAGAGCTGCTCCAGCGGGAAGTACAGCGTGGTCTTGATCGGCTCGGCCTCGAGGCTGCGGCCGGCCCCGGCGGCGGCCTCGATGTCGTACATCGCCACCGGCACCGCGTCGGCGCTCGGCGTCGGGCTGCCCAGCCCGATCGGCGCGCCGTCCTCGACGCGACAGGCAAACGATTCGGAACCATCACCCTGCACCGAGTAGTCAACACCCGTTTTCCTTCCAGTGATCACGTACTGAATATCGACGCCGGCCTCATCCAAAGCCGAGAAGTACGCGCCATTGGGGCTTCGAGCGTCCTTTTCATAGTTGATCTGGGACATTTTCCCCACGCCGCCAAGGGCTGCGAGCTGAGTCTGGCTCATGCCCAAACGCTCGCGCTCTTCCTTTAGCCGGCTCCCAATGGTCATATAATTTTTACCTTCACTCTTGACGGGCAAACATTCGTTGACCATCATTGGCTACACACACATACACACAGGACCACACTATGCCCCGCCCCATGACCCGCGAGCAAGCGAGGCAGGAGCTGGACCGGCGCGGGATCACCGTCGCCGATTTCTGCCGCGCTCATGACCTCAACCCGAACCTGGTCTACGACCTGCTCGCCGGTCGCAAGAAGGGCAAGCGGGGCGAGGCTCACCGCGCCGCCGTACTGCTCGGCATCAAGGACGGCGTCATCGAAGACGTCGAGGACTTTCCGCCGAAGCCCGAGCAGTGAGCTGCTCGTTCCCATCCTGACCTGCTGCATAAGGAAATCTGCCATGTACCAGGACCCCAACCTTGTTCGTCAGCGTTATGCCAGCCTCAACCTCAACGAACGTGAACGCGCTCTGGTTGACGCCTTCGTCTATCACAGCGGCTGGCCGAAGTCGGTGCTGCTTCGCGAGATGATCATCAAAGAGGCTTACCAGAGCCTCGGAATAGACCGGCTGTACAGCTCCAATCTCGCTCAGCGCGCCCAGTAATCGAAGGCCTTTTTCAGGACCTCAAGGAGACCCCATGCATGAAGAGCTCGCTAAGCAAGAGGAGCAGATCCTGCTGGAGGGCGACGCCGAACTTCAGCGCGCGCTCCTCGCCGCCCAGGAAGCCTATGGCCTCGACTCCCTCGATCAGGCAGCCGACTACCTGCTGCATAAGCGCCTGACCAAAAGCACCACGGAAGTCACGGGTGCCCCGCCGGCGCTCTATCTCGTCAAACCCCAAGGAGGCCATCGGTGAGGATCACCTGCCCCCACTGCCGTGACAGCGTCGTCACCCGATCGAGCGTCAGGCCGCACGACGCCCTCTACTGGGCCTATGCCCAGTGCATCAATCCCGAGTGCGGGTGGGGCGGCAAGATCCTGATCGAGTTCGCCACCACCCGAGCCCCGAGCCAGGCCCCTCGCCCGGGCGTGCAGATTCCGGCCGACCCGGAGCTGCGCCGCCTGCTGCGTGACCAGCTGCTGACCGGCAGCGAATGAGAAGGAAAAGGGATGAGAATCGACTGCCCTCATTGCCAACAAAAATGCCGGACGCGGTCCAGCTACAGGCCTACCAGGGAGCTCCACAAGCTCTACCTGGAGTGCACGAGTGAAATCTGCGGATGGCGGGGTATCGCGGTGAGCTTTTTCACGGCCACCACAACTCCGAGCCTGACGCCAGACCCGCTGATCCGCATTCCCATGGATACCGCCTCAGCACGCCGGCTGATCGGCCAGCTGGCCATCGATCCTGTCGGAAGAAAGCTCCTGCTCGAGCAGATCAACGAGCAATTCGGAACTAATGCTCAATAGCCCCAAGGAAAGAACACCATGACCAACGTTGCCCCGATCCGCCCCGGCGCCGCTCCCCAGCTCGACCCGCACAACGTCGCCGTCGGCCGCCTGTGGCGCCACCGCGACTGGCACCGTGCCGAGGCCCTCGACGACTGCATCGACTACCTCTGCGAGGCCCATGAGATGACCGAACGCACCGCCGAGAACGCCGCCCTGCAGGCGCTCGCCGAGCTCGAGACGATCAACCGGCGCGAGACCATCGACCTCGCCGCCACCACCAGCCACGCGGTGGTGATCACCAACGCCGCCGGCCAGCGCATCGCCCTCACCGTCAGCGACCTGCGCGAGCTGCTCAAGGGCCACGACCTCCAGGTCGGCAACACCGTCGGCGGCACCCTGCTGATGCTGGAACGCCCCACGCACTAACCCGCTTTCGCCCCCGTTCGCCAACGTCGCCACGCCCGTGGGAGGGAAACTCATGCCCAGCAACGTCAGCCAACTGCCTGTCACGCATCGCCAGACGCCCGCCGTGGAGCCCGACCGCGGCGAATGGGGCGCCCTGCGCGCCGAGCTGCACGACCGCTGCAACGACCAGGACCTGGCCACGAAGTGGATCGAGCTCAATGCCGCCGAGCGCCGCATGCTGATGGCCAGCGCCAACCTGCCACAGCGCGACCCTCGCACTCCGATCCAGGAAATGCCCAAGGCCAGTCGTGAGGCCATCCGCGCCGCACTGCACCGCATGAGCCGGCACGCCTCTGACCTGATCGACGACATGAGCGGTCATCGCCCGCACCCTAGCCGAGAGCTGGCCACCCACGCCCGCCAGGCGCTGGCCGAGGGCAACACCGAGGCCGCCCTGCACTGGCTGGCCATCATCGAGCGGGGGGTGGCGTGATGCTCAACGACACCCTCAGCCGCCTGTGGGTCGACAAGGGCGACCTGGAACAGCGCGCCCACCAGCTTCGCCAAGCCGGCCACACCACGGCATCCCGTGAACTCGGCCAGGCCGCGTACCGGCTGGGCAACCAGCTGCTCGAGGTCGAGGCCGTGGTGCAGGAACACGCCGCCGAGCTGGCCACCACCGACCAGCCGACAGCACCCGTCGCCGAGGCCCTGCCGATCCGTCCGGAGGCGCATTGATGTCCGTGGATGTTGAACAGTCTCTGGGCCAGCTGCGCCGTGCTCGCGCAGAGCTGCAAGCCGTCTGCAACCGGATGTATGGGCAGGACAACGTGTTCGCCGCCGACGATCTGGACGCTTCTCTTCGCCAGCTTGATGCGCGGATCGACCAGCTTGAGCGCTGCATCGGTCGATACGAACAAGTCGTCGATCTGGCCGCGAGGTCTCTGCCATGAGTGCTCAGGAACGCGCCTTCGAGCACAGTTCCCGTACCCGGGACTGCCGCGAGTTCCTCGCCAATGTGTGGGAGGGCCTCCCGAGCCTCGCCGAGCCTCTCGCCGAGGGCTATATCCAGGTTTCCAAGCGCTTCGGGCACGTTGCCGCCAACACCTGGCTGCGCCGCAACACCCAGGGCCTCATCGATCCGGGCCGCGTCTATCGTCGCTTCGCCCCGATCGCCGACGACCTGGAGCGCGGCGCGGCCTCTCTGCGCCGCCTGGAACGCACCACCATTGAGGGCATCCAGGCCGAGAACGCCTGGCTGGCCGATGTCGAGAAGCGCCTCACCGTAGGCGCCCTGAACGCCACCCACGACGACGAGGCCCTGGTGCGCTACGCCGAGGCCCAAGCCCGCGCCGTGGACGACGAGCGCCAGAAGCTGATCGGCGGCATTGCCGACTACAACCGCCGCCGCCAGCACGGCCTGCTGCCGCCGCCGGCCCGGGCCGTCTCGCCCCAGGGCGAGACACTCTCGGCCAAGCTAACCGACTACCGCGACCAGCTCGCCGACAGCCGCAACGCCCTGACCCCGCCGCCGGCGGCCGTGCCGCTGATGAAGGTGATGCGCTTCGCCTACCACCCACCGATGAGCCTGGCCGTGGTCGACGAGATCGCGCTCAAGAAGGCTCGCCAGCGCGCCGCCTTGCACGACATCGAGCCGCCGGCCCGCCGCTCGCGCAACGCCGTGCAGCTGGCCCGGCTGAGCTGCTCGCTGTGGTGGCGCCGCAAGCTGCGCCGCACCGCCGGCCGCCGCCTCGAGCAGGTCCAGCGCGAGGCCCACCGCGTGCATGCCCGCGCCGGCATCTACTGCAGCGACATGACCGTCGAGCGCCGGCGCAGCCAGAAGGTGCGCAACCGCGCCCTGCTGGAGACCCTGGAAGCCATCAACCAGGACGGCCAGGTCTACAGCCTCGCCGAGCTGGCCGAGCTGGGCCTGGCCAATGCCGATCACCGCCGCGCCGAGCTGATGCTGCGCATCCGCGACACCGAGAACGAGGCCCGCCGCCTCGGGCACGCCGGCATGTTCTACACCATCACCGCGCCGTCGCGCTTCCACCCGGTGCTGCACAAGAATTCGCGCCGCAACCGCAAGTACGACGGCAGCACTCCGCGCGAGGCTCAGCAGCACATCCAGAAGCTGTGGTCTCAGGCTCGCGCCAAGCTGGCCCGCGAGGGTCTGGGCGTGTACGGCATTCGCGTGGTCGAGCCCAACCACGACGGCACACCCCACTGGCACCTGCTGCTGTGGATGGAGCCGGAGGCCGAGCCGCGCGTGACCGAGATCCTGCGCGAGTACGCCGAGGCCGAGTCGCCGGACGAGCTCTATGACCGCCGCGGCCACAAGACCACCGCCCGCTTCAAGCCGGTGCGCATCGACTATTCCCGCGGCACCGCCGCCGGCTACGTGGCCAAGTACGTCAGCAAGAACATCAACGGCGAGCAGTTCGCCCGCGACGGCGTCGAGAACGACAGCCAGGACCGCTACGGCCATGAGCTGTCCGACGCCGCCCCGCGCATCGAGGCCTGGGCCGCGACATGGGGCATTCGCCAGTTCCAGTTCCTGGGCCTTCCCAGCGTCACCGTGTGGCGCGAGGTGCGCCGCCTGACCGAGAGGAACGAGGAGGCGCTGCGCCAGTGGGAGGAAGCCACCCGCCCCGCGCCCACCGTCTCCGAACGCCTGGCACTGATTCGCCAGGCCGCCAACGCCGGCCAGTGGGACCTGTTCATGCGCCTGATGGGCGGCCCCAACACGCCGCGCGCCGACCAGCCGATCAAGCCCTGGAGCCTGAACCGCCCCGACACCGGCCAGGCCGAGTTCAGCCACGCCACCGGCGAGGAGCATCACGGCATCGAGGCGCGCGGCCGCTACGGCGAGCCGGTGAAAGCCACCTGGGGCCTGGTCGTCCGCGACGATCGCGGCCGTCAGGCCGAATACCTCACGCGCCTGTATCGGTGGGAGATTCGCTCCCGCCAGCAGGCGGCGGGCAGTTCCGGAGCCGGCGAAGCCGGCGACGCTTGGACTTGTGTCACTAACTGTACGGGGGTGTCGGTCACCCCGCTGAGCACCACCCCCAGCACTCCCCCACCGGAGGTCCTCGCCGAGCAGGTCCGCCGTTTCGTGGAATGGCGCCAGAGCGATGAACAGCGCGCCATCGCGGAAGACGCGGATCTCGAAGCCCGCCTCGTCCGCGCCGCTGCCCAGCGGCTCTTCCAACCACCCGCACCGCCCGAGCCGGAAGAGTTCTTCCCGCCGGAACTGTGCTGATCCGTCATCAAGGAGGACGTATGCCCATCGCCCAACACCACCAGCCGGAACCGCGCGGCATCCTGCAGGACGCCGGCGAGGTCGAGGTCATGACCGCCGACAGCGGCCAGGTCCGCCACCGCTACGCCATGGTTGTGGCCTTCAACAGCGAGGAAGACCTGCGCCAGGCCCTCGCCGACCACCACTGCGCCTATCGCGACGGCCAGGCCGTGCAGGAGCGGATCGCCCATGGCTGACAAGGCCGACATCGCCACCGAGATGATGGAGAACCGCCTCGAGGGCGCCCTGGCCAATCGCCCGCGCTGGATAGGCGTCGACTGGGCCGGAAGCGCCGAGTGCGACGACTGCGGCGAAGAGATCCCGGCCGCCCGCCGCCAGGCCGCGCCCTGGGCCACCACCTGCATCGAGTGCCAATCCATCCGCGAGAGGAAGCGCCGCCATGTCAGATAAGCACTGGCGTACCCAGTTCGCCATCGACTTCGCCGGCGAGATCAACGTCGATCTGTTCGCCGGTGGTGGTGGCGCTTCCACCGGGCTGGAGATGGGCCTCGATCGCCCGGTGCACGTGGCCATCAACCACGACGCCGACGCCATCAGCATGCACCAGGCCAACCACCCGGGCGCCGATCACTACCTGAGCGACGTCTACGAGGTCGACCCCCTGGCCGCCTGCCAAGGGCGGCCGGTCGGCCACTTCCACGCCAGCCCCGACTGCACCCACCACAGCCAGGCCCGCGGCGGCCAGCCCCGCAAGCGCGCCATCCGCTCGCTGTCGTGGGTCGTGCACAAGTGGGCCGGCAAGGTGCGGCCGCGCGTGATCACCCTGGAGAACGTCGAGCAGATCCTCCAGTGGTCGCCGCTGATCGCCAAGCGCTGCAAGGCCACCGGCCGCGTGGTGAAGGTCGACGGCAGCGTCGCCGATCCGGGCGAGCGCGTGCCGCTCGAGGAACAGTTCCTGGTACCGGACCGCCGCCGGCGCGGACACAACTGGCGTCATTTCGTCGACGGCCTGCGCCGCCTGGGTTACCAGGTGCAGTGGCGCACCCTGCGAGCCTGCGACTACGGCGCGCCCACCACTCGCGAACGCCTGTTCCTGATCGCCCGCTGCGACGGCCGCCCGATCGTCTGGCCCGAGCCCACGCACCACAAGCACCCGAAGCTCGGGCAGCAGCGCTGGCGGTCGGCCGCCGAGTGCATAGACTGGTCGATCCCCTCGCGCTCGATCTTCGACCGGCCCCGCCCGCTGGCGGACAACACCCTGAAGCGTATCGCCAAGGGCATCGACAAGTTCGTGATCAGCGCCGGCGATCCCTTCATCGTGCCGATCGCCAACTACGGCGGCGCCGGCGAGGCCGTGCACCCGATCGACGAGCCGCTGCGCACCGTCACTGCTTGGCCCAAGGGCGGCGCGTTCGCCTTGGCCAGCGCGACCCTGGTGCAAACTGGCTACGGCGAGCGGCCCGGCCAGGCACCACGGGCGCTGGACATTAGCCAACCCCTGGGCACGGTGGTCGCCGGCGGCGGCAAGCACGCGCTGATCACTGCCTTCATGGCCCAGATGAACGGTGGTTTCTATGACGGCGCCGGCCGCGCCGCCAGTGATCCCCTGACCACCATCACCGGGCGCGGCACCCAGCAGCAGCTGGTCACCGCCAGCCTGGCGGCACCGCTCACATCAGCACAGGAAGCCGGCGCGCTGCGCGTCGCGGCATTCCTCATCAACTACTACGGCAAGGGAATGCCGCGTGACCTGCGCACCCCACTCGACACCATCACTACCCGGGACCGGCTGGCCCTGGTCACCGTCACGATCCAGGGCACGCCTTACGTGATCGTCGACATCGCCCTGCGCATGCTCAAGCCCCGCGAGCTCTACCGCGCCCAGGGCTTCCCCGACAGCTACATCATCGACCGCGGCCACGACGGCCGGCGCTTCACCCTCACCGCCCAGACGCGCATGTGCGGCAACAGCGTCAGCCCGCTGCCCATGGCCGCCATCGCCCGGGCCAATGACTCAACCAATCCTGTCGAAGAGCGAGGTGCCGCATGAACAAGACACACGAGGAACTCTGCGAGGAAGTCCAGCAGCTGCGCCAGGGCATCCGGCAGCTGGCCGCCAACCTGAGTAACGGCGAGTGGGCGGACCTGCTCACCGCCGACCAGGATCTCGGCGACCTGGAAGACGCCGCCCGCTCGCTGACCGAGCAGCATGGCGCTCTGGAAGCGGCCCGCACCGACCTCGACGGCGTGGCCGCCCAGTTCGGCGAGATCGGCCGCCTGGTGCCCACCGACTACCAGGATCGCAGCGAGCTGTTCGGCGCCCTGCTGCGCATCATTCAGAAGGTGCCGTCCGGCGCCCGGGCACGCGCCGAAGCCTCGGCACTGCGCCGCTACGCCATGCGGCTGCACGAGAAGCACGACTGGCGCGATCACCTCCTGGTCGAGGCCGATCGCATCGAGCAGAACGCCAAGGAGCTGAGCCATGGATAACGCGACACAGCCGCCCCTTCGCACCCCGGGGCCTGCCGCCGAGCAGATGAGCCAAGCCGGCGACCTCGCCGAGACCCTGGACGCGGCCCTCACCATGCTGGTCTGGTCGCTCGACTTCACGCCCGAGGAGCTCGAGCCGCCGCTGCTCAAGGAGATGGGCGACGTCCAGCACGCCCGCCAGATGGACCGCAAGATGCTCGAAGAGAAGTACGCCCTCGCCCGCATGACCGCCCGGCTGTCACTCCACAAGGCCCACCAGCTGGAAGCCGAGCGCGACGCGCTGGCCAACCGCGTGAACTTCCTCAACCGGCAGAACAGCGCCCAGGCCGAGCAGATGGACGAGCTGGAGGATCAGGTCAGCCAGATGAGTGCCCGGGTGGTCGAGGGCGACGTCGAGCGCGACAAGCTGGCGGTGCGGGCACGGGAGGCCGAGGAGGAGCTGCAGCACGTCCAGGGACAGCGCGATGCCGCCATCTTGAGAGCACAGCGGGCGGAAGATGGGCAACATACTGCTCATAATCACGCGCACCCACACCATTCTGAGCAACATTCCGCTCATTCGAAGGGAGTGGCGTCATGAACAAGACCGCCACCAAAGGCGGGCCCAGGGCCCGCCAGGCGGCAATGCTCTGCCAGGACGCCGCCTTCCGGCTCTACCTGGATCGCCGCCGCCGCCACAAGTTCGGCATGACCGAGGGCCAGCTGCCGGACGGCACGCACAACGAGCAGGACGCCCGGGACTGGCTCTGCGCCGCCTGCGGCATCGAGAGCCGCGCCGAGCTGGACCATCGCCCCGAGGCGGAGCGCACCTTCCGCCAGATCCGCAACCGCTTCAACGCCTGGCGTGCCAGGAACAGGGAGACATCATGAAAACCGAGTTCATGCTGCTGGCCGTCTACGAAAAGCCGCTGATTCCGCTCGAGACCTTCGCCAGGGACATCATGGGAGTCGAGCTGCAGACCGCCCGCAACCGGATCGCCGCCGGCACCTTCCCGGTGCCGCTGACCCGCACCGCCCGGCAGCCGATGGTGCACATCAACGACGCCGCCAAGTACATCGACGAGCAGCGCGAGACCGCGGCCTAA